ATGCAAAACACAAACTACCACTGTGACAGCTGCCCCAATGGGGTGGTTGTCCTAAATAAAAGAGAAACCGGAACCGGTATAAGGCTAAGTGTGCAGAACTGCAACGTATGCGGTAAAGAATATGGCCTGAAAGAATCTGCGGGGTTGGTTAAGGTTGGGAAGGAGGTCAAAAATGCCTAAACAAAAGAAGCCCGAAATCTTACAGGCATTTAAATGGGCCGATGGAGTTATAGCTTGTGCATCTATAAGATGTACAAGGAGAGAGGTTATAAGTTGGGTAGAAAGTTTTTTTTCAAAGCCATGGCCAAAGATTAAAAAGCACGGACACACAATAGTTAAAGTAGAGGTAAAGGAGGTCACAAATGATTAACGCAAAATACAGAGGTCTGCGGGCTGACGGTAAAGGGTGGGCTGAAGGGTTCCTTTTTATGACAACTAGCCGATCTTCATTTAAAGAAGGGTTAAAACCATGCATACAGAAAGTTAATGATAATGGCATTACTTACGATTGTCACGAAGTTATCCCCGAAACTGTAGGCCAGTTTACAGGAAAAACCGACAATAACGGCAAGGATATTTACCTAGGAGACGTCAACCAAGATAAAGGCATTGTGATATGGGTTACGGAAGATGCTGCTTTCGCATGGGAGTATCCTAACGGCGAAGTAGCGCCATTCGAATCTGAAGATAAATGGTGTGAGGTAATTGGAAACATACACGAGAAAGGAGGTAGTGATGTTTAATCAAGATTTTTATCCAACACCAGCAACATTAATAAGCTATATGCTTACTCCGTATGAATTATCTGGTAAAACCCTGCTAGAGCCTAGCGCCGGCAAGGGGGATATAATCGACTATGCTATTTCATGTGGCGCAAATGTTATTTGCTGTGAAATCAATCCAGAACTTGCGACAATTTCGGCAAACAAGGCAAGATTGATTGCAAATGATTTTTTAACTGTCACTAGCGATATGATTAGCCATATCGATTTTATCGCAATGAATCCGCCATTTAGCGCCGACGAGAAACACATTTTACATGCTTTCGATATAGCTCCAGACGGATGCCAAATTGTTGCCTTGTGCAATTGGCAAACACTTGCAAATCCATTCAGTAAATCAAGGAAACAGCTTTTAGCTACAATAGAGAATTACGGATACTTTGAAAATGTAGGTGATCTATTCAGTAATGCAGAGCGTGTAACAGGTATAGATATAGGTTTGGTACGCTTAACAAAGCCAGCATCTGTAAATAGTGGATTTGAGGATTTCTTCACAGATGAAGAGGATGACTACGAACGTCAAGAAAACGGCATCATGTCATATAACGCCATTCGTGAGGTAGTGCAACGTTACGTGAATGCAGTGAAGTTGTATGATAGCGTTTTAGATACAGCTGTCCAAATGAACTCTTTAACCGATGGATTAGGTATTCGTGATCTTGTATTCACTTGTTCACAAAAAGAAGTCCCAACAACTCGCGATCAGTTTGCCAAAGAACTGCAAAAGAAATCTTGGACCTGGATTATAAATAAGATGAATTTGCAAAAATACTCGACTCGTGGGTTGACAGAGGATATTAACAAGTTTATCGAGCAGCAAAAATCTATGAAGTTTACCATGAAGAACATCTACACAATGCTTGATGTGATTATTCAAACTACTGGACAGCGTATGGACAAAGCATTATTGGAAGTATTCGACAATCTTACTCAGCATTACAGCGAAAATCGTTGGAACGTTGAGGGCTGGAAAACGAACAGCCACTACTTGGTTAATAAAAAGTTTATTAACCCTTACATAGCTCCGGAGTCAAGATGGGGAGGAATGGATACTAATTATAGGCAATGTGAAAAGCTTGACGATCTTGACAAGGCTTTATGCTTCCTAAATGGTCAATCATGGGAATCAAATCGTCGATTAGAGTACCAAATACGCGAAAAGAAAGCTACTTGGGGCGAATGGTTCGACTGGGGCTTCTTCGAAGTTAAGCTATTCAAAAAAGGGACTGGTCACTTCAAATTTAGAGACGAAAACGTATGGGCAATGTTTAATCAGCAAATCGCCAGAATCAAAGGTTTTCCGCTTCCGGAAAGCATAAATAAAAGAAAGTCCGCCTAATGAGCGCCTACCACTACCCCATCCATATACGTGCCCAAGCTATAGAATCTGTTACCTCGGGAGTATCCTTCGTAGATGTTGCTCGCTTTATTGGATGTAGTCGAGAGACAGTATCCAAGTGGTATGCAGATTACCGCGGGTACCTCGGTAAGGAAGGTATCCCGGTAACCATGCAGTCGAAGATTAACACGGAATCTGGTGATAAACAAGAATAACACAGTAAACAATGATAATATTAACCCTTGCCCTCATTTCCTTACTTAGGATTGTGAGGGCGCAAATTGATTGAGAAATTATGTACAAACCTACAGCAAAAGGATATTTTTCGGGAATCGGAATTTTTGAAATAGGCTTACAGGAAGGTGGACTGGATCTAATTCAATCTCTCGACATTGACAAAGGCGCTACAAAAATAATGAATATGAACCCACACTACTTTAATCATAAAATAGTCACGGCCGATATTAAAGAAATGAGGGTTTCAAGACAAACAGCGTCTGATGTTGTGATCGGAACCTATCCATGTACAAAATATTCCGATATAGGAGATATACACCAAGTTCGAAATGGAGACGACCTATACTTACATTTCTTTAGACATGTAGCGATAGAGTCTCCGGAGGTCTTCATATTGGAAAATGTTCCAGGAATGCGCAAGTTCCCGATTGTTATGGAAGCTATGACGAAATTACCTCAATACTACGTTAAGGTATTTTGTCCAGTAAATGCGCTCAATTGGTTGCCGCAAGACAGAAAGAGAGTTATTATAATCGGAACAAAGAAAGAATTCAACTTTAGGTCTCCGAAAGACGCAAGGATTACAACCTTAAAAGATATCATGGAGAAAGATCCCGAACTTGATATACCACCAAACTTTTATTCAAGATTTAATGGGAAGTATAGGGACAGGCCTATCATTGTTGATCCAAACGACAGAAATTCTTTCGCACCTTGCTGCGTAGCCCATTATTCCAAAGATCAAGGTACGCGCGTTGTAAAGGATTCTCGGTTCCCGATGGGTATTCGTCCGTTTACTGTTCGAGAGTACGCAAGGTTACAAGGCGTCCCAGATGATTTTGTTTTCCCTACCAATAAAGATGGCAGCGCGATTAAGAAGAACTATATGTATATCGGTAATGGTGTGCCTAGAGAAATCGGAATATGGGCAGGTAGGGAAATCATTCGATATTTTAATTAGTAAAACATGAAAGCATTTTTAAAATTAGAAACTGCCCTACAACAGATGCGAACCAAAAACGGTCGCGCCTATTGTTACTATCTAGCCCGATCCAAGCGAGCCGACCGAGGAAAGCAGTACATGAGAGTAGTTAATAAATTGTTTGTTAAGTAGCCTTTAAAACCTCTCGATGTATAGGGAATCGAATTTAATTTGGATAATTTTCAGGGTCATCATAAGTAACATAAACAAGTTTTGCTTTGTCAACTTCTATAAAAAGGGCATTTAAGCGGAATTCCGATAGGTTCCAAATTAGGTTTCGATTATTTTCAAAAACAATTGGATTACCATATTTGGATATTAAAGGCTTCTTAACCTGTTCCCAAACTAAATCGTATGTCTTTTGCTTAGAGGATGGGCTAAATGAATAGAGACCACCTCTAAGTTTACCATTATCAAACCTAAACGTTATCTCACAAATCATTCCATCAACAATATCACTAATTGTAAGAAAAGTTCCATCAAACTTATACTCTTCAATTTTTTCAGATTCTAAAACTTGATTCAAAGTCATTCCCCACTCTGTACTTCTAAACTGAGAGAAGGAACTGAATGACCATATTGCAAAAAAGATCGTAAATAGACACTTCATTTAATAAAGATAAGTAATGAAACTAACAAAACAACAGCGGCTGGGCCTCATACCCATCCTGCAGTACATTCTTTGTGTTACATATTTAGACATAATATATTATCAAAAAAATTGGCAAAAGTTATTTGTACTTCAAAACGCTATATTTACCTACATGCAAAGAAAAGTTATCTATAAAATTACTTATCCAAATGGTAAAATTTATATTGGCAAAGACCTAACCAATACTCTTAATTATTTTGGCAGTGCCAATAGTGAGTATATTTCAGCAGATTTTACAGATGAACAAATGATGGATTTTACAATACGTAAGGAAATAATTTGGGAAACATTCTCAAATGACACAAATGAAGTTAACCGTATTGAGGTGGAACTTATTAGAAAATATAAGTCTAATAATCCGCAAATAGGTTACAATATGTGGCCAAAACATAAAAATAACGTAGACAAATCACCGACCTGAGTCGTAGCAATATGGCTTAACTACTCATCCCGTGTGCACAATACAGATATTAAATATAAACTTGAAAAAGAATGAATTTTAAAGTGGTCAATTTCGACCACTTTAAAATTATCCCGAATTCAAATAATTACATCTAAAAATCCTGCCACATATTTACCGAGTCATAAGGGACACGGTTCGGCTCAATCTCTTCCCATGATTTGTACTTATAGTGTCTACTAATGAAAATATAATAATGCCATCGCCAAAAACAGAGCGGATTGATTTTATATAGTCGATAAACTTCCTGATTTTCAATGCTTGGTTGCATTTCTTCTATAAATCGATTTATTGACCAATCTGTTAAGAATCCGTTTTTAAACGATAAACTCTCAAGATACGTAAACGATGCATTTGAATTGGAGTACTTAAAATGTCCTTTACCATCAAACGTAAGCATGAAATTCTTATTAAGTATGGGTAAATTAGTAATTATTATCATCGCTACTAAAATCCCAAGCAACCATTTCAATATTCTTTTCATAATTTCCCTAATTACAGTTAGTACTAACTGGCGCTTTTGTACTTACATTTGAAACATTTGCGTTCCCACCAATTCTAAGATTATCTAATGCCTTATATAAACCTACCGGAGTAGTAAAACCAATACTGCTATTTAAAACATTAAGTTTTCCCACCCCACTCTGCGATGCATTGAAAACATCGATTGCAAAATCTGTACAATTATAATCATTTAGATCATAAGTCTTTGTGCTATTGTTTGAAGCATTGACAACCGCTGCTGTAAATTCTAAGTTATTGATAGATTTTGTCATTCTTATATCGCTTCTTCTTTCAGGATCACTTGACTCTTCACCAATCCCGCTTGCCACAGCGTTTTTTGTTGGTGTTACCCATGTATCTTCTTGTGGATAGAAGCCAAAGGACAACTGCTGATGATGTGTACCGTTAGTTTTTTCTAATGTTATATATGCATGACCAGGACCTCCCTTGACAACATTAAACTCTGAAAGGGGATACTCTTGTACAGCCGAATGTACATGGATGGTAACTTTATAAGATGTTGCAGAGTTTGTAGGTACCGAATTAAAACAATTAAGCCTTTGGTTAAGATCAATAGAGCTTACAGGTGCTACCGCCATATGATTGGAAGCGTTTGAAGAACTACTCCCTCCGGAACCATCACCTCCTTCGCCTTCACCTCCTTCACCACTACCACCAGAACCACTACCGCCACCTCCAGAACCACCACCGCCTGGATTATAATCGGGATTTGCAACCGTATGGGGATCAAAAAAAGGATCGCCTGTCCAATTATAATCTGGGAAAGCGATAATATCAGGATTCATGCCTCCTGTCCCGTCCAGTGGGGCAGGAAAATACTCTGGCATACCCGAATCGGCATACTGAACTAACCAATATGCAGGTGTAACATCTAAACCAGATATTAAACCTGCATCTACACACATACATGTATTTTTATCAAAATATAGTTTTGCAGGACATATTTTCTTAACAGCAAAAAGAACCTGTCTATAGTAAGACTGGGTATCTTTTGTCATCAATGCCACTTCTTTAGTCCTATTAAGAATGTTGCCTCTGGGTGGAACAAGCGTTCCTTGAAAATTATATGCAATATAACCTCCTGCACCATTATAGAGTTCAGGAAGTACATATTTAATCATTCCAGAAGTTTTACCTTTATAGTCTTTAGAAAAAGACAACTCAAAATGCCCTACAATGCGCATAGAGCCGTCCAGCGGTTCCTGACGTGCATAAACAGTCAAGCTGCTGTCTGATGCCTGGACATAGTTACTCCAGTCTACAACCAAATTAAACCTCTCAAATAGGGCATTCTTTCCCTTGTTGTGAAGGTCGGCGTTGTAGAAAGTTTTAGCCTCTTTAATACTAAAAGAATCTTTTACTACAATCGTATCCTTGGAACAGCTAAAAAACAATAGGGTAACAAAAAAAACGTAAACAGGGATCTTTAAATTCATAAGTTTTTCATTTTGGTTGGGCGAACATATTGGTTGGCCGAATGTAATATTTTTCTTTAAAAGTTAGTTGACCCTAATATCATCTATGCATTACATTAAAAAAAACGGGAAACCGTAAACATACACTTCATGACTCAACATGACGCTACACCAGTACCACTCCCCTCAAATCCTCCTCGAGAATGTTGTCCAACGCGTCCTGAATAACAAGGATGTTGGGCTAATGCATTACGGATATCCCCCGCACATCCACCAATCTAGCAAGTTAAATTTCTGTTAAAAGAAAACATTATCGTTTCATTATGCGTTATAATATATATAAAACTAAAATAGAATTGATATGGATACATTAGATTTAAAAGGAAAATGGAACATCCTTAAAGGAAAGGTAAAGCAAAAATATGCTGACTTAACCGATGATGATTTACTGTACATTGAAGGAAAAGAGGATGAACTCTATGGTAGACTACAAGAAAAAACTGGGAAAACACGTGAAGAAGTAAAGTCCTGGCTGAAAGATTTGGACAAATAATCAAGTAAATTCATTAATCTCATAATTAAAAGTCCTAACAGATTAGAGTTAGGGCTTTTTTTATTACTAACATATACCTTTTATGACCTACTATCGGTAATACCTATAGCAGTTATACATCAGACTCTAATTCCTTAAATTTGCAGTCAACACTTGATTAAAATTCAAGGTATGCATATTTTTAGTCAATTATTGTCCTAAAAATCCTATAATGAATACTATTAAAACATATTATTATATGACCAATTGCTATGAATGTGGATTTAATAATAGATTTACCATAGAAATTAAAGGATACGATTTTATAGATCTAATCTCTAGTTATATTAAAAAATCTGATAAAAAATACAATTGCGAATTTTGTGAAAAAGAAACAGGGCAGAAAATTGTAACATACGGATTGTAGGATTAGTCTCAATACATTACTATAAATGTAAAAAGCTACATTTACAAGATCCTTTAAAATACTTTAAACCTGCACAATTGTGTCTTAGAACATTTATTTAGACTTCTTCAATAGTGTAATCGTTCGACTCATTGATGACGTGCCAACAAATGTAAAAGGGTGCTGTTGGGAATATTTAGTTGTCTTTGTTTCAGATTTATAATCATGAAATTTTAAACCATCTGCTGTTAATATCAGTGTTAGTTTCATAGCCATTATAGCTTAATAATTACCATAAAAGCAAATATATGAATTTCAAATTAATTCCAGTATAGAAATTTATTCCACAATTTCACACTGAATATTCATCCCTCTTTTAACCTCGGCACCAACAGTTTTCCAAATAGAAGTGTTGGTTACTCTGTATCTAATTGCGTTTATTTCGAAAACTTCATTTTTTACGAAATGAAATTTAGGAGGTAAAAGATCAATTAATTCAGATGGTGTACCATACAACACAGGATTGTTTATATCATTTGTATAAAACACGAACGTAAATATTTGCCCTTTCATTTAACAAATTTTATAAAAATAAAATTAAAGTCAAATAGGAACAAAAAAATAACTTATCTACTATACCGGATTACTTAAGTTCTGAAAATAATAATTGAATAACGAACAATTAATACTGTTAACCACTTCGACAACCTCATCTTTTAGGACAAATGAGTCATCATTGTATTTATTTAAGGGGGTATTATCGAATGAATCAAGTTTGGTAAGAGCAGAATCTAATCTCTTTAACAAAAATTGATCATCATCCATATCACATGGCCAATACTTTTTTACCAACAAGGCGTATTGTCTAAAGCTACTGCGAAGCTCTCCAGTAGTTTTAGCTTTATGCTTTATAAAGAATTTGAAATCATTTAGTTCGAAAATAATGACCTTATCAACCATGACACAAATCTAACAATAATGAAAGCTTATCGGTTAATAAAAGTATTACGGTTTTCCGTATTGTTCAAACAAATCTATGCATCAATTTTCAAAAGAACTTTTTGAATTTTGTCATCATCAATCTGTATTCTCGTTAAAATCTTAACAATTTGCCCCTTATCACTATTATTCATGGCATTTTTAATCTCACATGATAGATCGTTGATATGTTTAAGCTCTTCATTGGTAAATTTATACAAGTTATTTTTCATAATTTATGCTTTTGGTCAATAGTAGATTATTAAAATTTCATTTTACCTGAGATAATGCAATAGAACGAAAATCTGCTTTTCATTTTTTAAATTAACTTAAATAAAAGCAATATTTAGTACGGGTTTCCGTAATGAAACAAAAAGTAATATCAGGATATTTGCAACATGAAAATTTCAGGTAAGGCAGAAATCATTAATGTAATAAAGGAGGCTATCGAAAGTAATTTATATTCGAACGCTTTCGCTGCCAAATGTGAAGTTATTATCACTGAAACAAGTATTGAGTTTATACCTAATAGCTCCTTAAGTGATAAGGACTGGTTTTACTTTGGATATTTTGTCAGGGAATATGTTAAGTAATCTACATACTATTCTTAAACCAGTACCACTCCCCTCAAATCCTCCTCGCAAATGTTATCCAATGCGTCCTGGATCACGAGTATATTAGGTTCCTTTATTACCGATATTCTCCGTACATCCAATCCTATAAGATAATCCCACACATCCGGCACCTTTTCAGGATACCACACAGGATTATCATCCGACACAGAATTGTTGGAGGTAAGGATATTATACCCCTTTTCCTTAAGCTGCTTCAAAACTTTATGCGATAACTGAACAAATTGCATGTTTTACTGTTATTCGTTAAAACCAACTCTAGTATTATGTGCTACCACACCGCAAACCCTGGAAAAGGGGAATTAAAGAAACAGTTTCCTACGATGCAAATCGGATATAATAGCGAACAGATTTACCACGTTTCCGGATTTGCGCGTCCCTTCCTTCCGGTAACCTTAAACAACGACAGTGAAGCAATTGTTTCGGCAAGGTGGAAGCTTATCCCATTTTGGGTTAAAACTGAAACTGATGCAGCAAAATATGCTAATACTTTGAATGCAGAGGGTGAAAGTATCTTTGAAAAAGCTAGTTACAAACACGCTATTGGTAAAACCCGTGGACTGTTGTACGTAGATGGGTTCTACGAGCCGCATAGGGTGAATGGGCAAAAGGAAACGGACAACTACTACATCTATACACCGGAAAGGGAAATCTTTACGTTGGGCGTTGTGTATACAAATTTTACAGACCAGGACACGGGGGAAACCTACCCTACCTTTTCCATTATTACAACACCGGCCAATGCACTACTGGAAGAAATACACAACGAAAAGAAACGAATGCCGTTAATTATCCCGGCCGATCACCGAGACGCCTGGTTATTTGCGGAAGGAAAAGAGGAAATACAGAACTTAATTAAGCCGTACAATGGCGACCTAGGTAGCCACAAGGTATTTCGGGTTACTGGCGCCCGTGGTGAAGACACCAACCGGCCGGATATCCAGGATCCTATTTGATATCTTCAATCTCCCTAATTTTACTTATTGTCGAGTCCATAATCTCCTGTACCTTGTGCTGCCACTTGCTGCAAATATCCAGTGCTTGGCTAGGAGTTTTTAGTTTGAATCGCTCAAAAACGTTTATTTCAGCTCGCATAGGGAAAATACTTTCCCAACTATCCAGCATTTCCTGCGGCGTATAAAAGCATCGATTACTTACGCAAAATATCAAGCATTTATTTTGCTTTGCTGTACGTACGAGAACATCCACCCCATACGGCATATCTCTTTCTTTGTTCATCCATGCTGGTTCCATGATGCAAATATTACTAATAATTTTAGTAAAATGTAAAATTTAACATTTAATGTTATACATTTGTCGAATGTCGTTAGAAGAGTTAAAGAAAGAATTGCTAGGCAAGGAATTTCCAAGTGAAGTGAGAATAGGACCAGACCAGTTGGTTACCAATGTGGGATTGTTTTTGAACACATCATTCCAAATGGCCGAAGCCTGGACAAAGGATATAGTGAAGTGCCCCGCTTATATTCGCTTAGTTAGGTTCCATGAGGCAGTAACAAAAGAGTAAAGGAATGTGTTATGGTAATCCCAAAGCGAGAAGGAACTACCTACTATACTTTAGAGTTTACATACAACAGTAAACCTCGTTCAGTTGAGTTTGAGATAAAGCATAAATTCGGGGATGAAGTTGAGTATATCGTGTACTCCAACAATCAACCAACAATGTACTTCTTCCGAAAGATTAAGGACGAACCATTTTACTTGGCTTATGGATCAATGCAACAGGATCTATCCAAAACCATTGTTACAGCCTGTGAGGAAGACTACATGAGTAGATTTTTAAAGTAAAAGCCACTAATTAATAGCATTTATGAAAATTATCACCTCCCCCTCTTATTGCAAAATTAAGGGAGGTGATAGTGCCTATAATGCGACACCCACTCTGCAATCCAACATGAAACAATTTGATAACATAATTCCACTTGCAAAAGATTTATGCTCTTGAAAGTTTAAGTTAAACTCCTTTAATTTCAAAGAGCATTTCAAAATTGTAAATGGAATTTCTTGCCTCATTTCATTTATATACAAATTGGATATTTCATAATTTAATTTCTCCAAAGTGTCAATTTCCTTAAACTCTAATTTGAAATAATCTCCGTTATCAAAATTTACCCTCAGCTTTTTCCCCGATGGCGGACAAATAACATCCTTCACATTATTATTAACATCCCACGAATTATCAACTATTTTAAAATAGACATCACCTTGACTATTAAACAATTCTACATTCAACATTTTTAGCCCTTCATCATTTATGTTAAACCATATCAAGGGACGCCCTTTTAATACAACATCATACAGCGTATTATTGTAATAATAATTCCCACCCGCTTTTAATAGAAATTTATTTCTTAAATAATTCAATTTACCTTCAACAATTGATAAATCCTCATTATTAATATTGTCATTCTTCATTTTCCTTAATTGTTCATTAGTCCACACGCCAGCGTCTGCTTCTCTATGATGTTGAGGGCATAAGGAAATCATACCTGATGGATTATGATGATTTTCAATATGCCAAGGAGGATCAAAATGATGGTATTCTAGAAAAGGTGAATAACAATCCGGCAAAGAGCATATAAATTTAGACTCTTTCCTTAATTCTTTTTTTACAATTTCATCAGGAGTTCTAGTCATGGTTAATTAGTTTTTATTAACCATGAAATTACTAAAATAATCCTAACAAAAATTACATAACTATCTATAACTGTTGATAAAATAAAACATTGTAGTATAAAGCTGTAAAAATACCTAGTCCACTTTTCTGTTCCTACAATTCCACTATCCCTACAATGTTGCTCTCCTCAATAACGGCAACAAGGATCGGACTATCTTCATGCACAGGCACAATGACAACCTCTCCGTCCTCACCTTCTATTTGTTCCGTTCCAATTTCGACAGGTTCCATGCCTCGATAGAACTTGTTTCCTTCTCTTGAATCATAGTACAGGTGTGTCTTAGGATATCCGTCCGTATCTATTATGGGGGTAATTGTTTCTACCTCTATTATGGCATTACGTTCATTGGTACTGGTTCCCATTGTGTAGCTGATTTTTTTATATATTTAATTTTGTTTGTAATACTCCTTACCTCTGAATTTATGGCAATGGATGGATACATTGCGTTAAGAGTAGCGTTAGTCTCCGTCGAGGTTAATGCGTTATTAGTTATGCCTTGGTACTGTCCCAACGTAACCGGATTTCCTACTGCACTAGCATCGCTAACCGCGAATGTGCCACCACTACCCCGATAAGCTAGCGAGAAATTTGTTGCAGCTGCTGTAAATGCAACCATTTCATAAGTATCAGAACCCGAAGCTTTAACGGATACGTTACTTACTGCCGTCAAACCATTGTCGCTTGGACGTGGCCTTCTTCCGACGTTACCTTCAGCAGAACCTACCATAAACATCCCGTTACCCAATAATGGTGCCCTCTGATTTACGAAGTCAACTGTGGCCCCTCCGCCGCCACCCCCACCGCGTTTAAAAGAACTTATCTTATTAGCCAGCTCGCCTAATGTTGCCGAAGCAACCCCGTCTACCGTCGTACTGACTGGTAGATTAAAGCTGATAGCAGTACCCAGCGCCGCAAGCTGTACGACTTCTGCCTGCTCCGTGGCTGTCTGTTGCCCTTTAGGGATTGTCCGCTCTACCCTGTCGTTTACAAGCACGTTAATGCTCCCCTCGTTTGTTTCAATTTTATACATTTTTTACCTCCTATTTTTTACGTTTAATTCCCAAATAGTACATTACACCTAAGACTACGATCAATACTGCTATTGCACCATAGATAATTCCTTGCCCGGATGGCTCCGCTTTATTTTCAGTGGTTTTTACAACCTCTCTATTACTAGCATTTTCTGATATGGTCGATGTTACGTTGCTATCAACGGTGGAAGTATTGGCAAAGGTCTCCTTTTCTTTCCCAGTTTGCCCTGCTTTTATCTTACCCTTATAGCTCACACCTCCTTTTGCGGAAACATTCCCCGCAGCATCAACGTGCACCTCATCGGCTGTAATCTCGTGTTCTCCATCACTATACGACTGTCGATCGGTTTCCCGTGCTTCCAAAGTGGACAAGGTAGAATGTACTTCGCCCTTCACCTCATCCTTTCGCTCGATACTATAACCAGCCTTACTGGTAAAGGTGGCCTTTTCTGTGCGTTTGAATAATCCGCAGGAGCTAATTAGCCCGCAAATCATTAGGTATAATATCACTCTTGCCATTTTTCTCTAATGTTATCCTTAACAATCTACATTCGTCCTTCAATGCTTCCAGCTCGACGCGTTGCTCCTCAAATAGATTCTTGAATTTTTCGTATTCTTGTCGCATCGCCTTTAGTGCCTTTTGACAGGTGTTTTCGTTTTCAAGTGCAATGCGGAGCTTCTCCTTGTACTGAAGTATTACTTCGTCAGCCGCAAGCAATTGCTTTTCCAATCTTTCAGCAATATCCTCCGACATCTCCAGCACCTTCTTAGCGTTATCAACGATACCCCCGTCGTTTTCTATCTTCTCCTTGGGCTTGCTCCGGTACCAGAACCACACTGCGGATATTACAGCAACCCCACCGCCCCATAAGTTGGGTAACACATGTTCTTGTAGAAATTCATTCATACTACTTCATAAAATATAGTTCAGCTTCTTCCTTTCTTCTCCGTGTAAGCCCAGCAAAGACCTTTCCTCCTGCCAAGTTCCATTTAACGAACTCGGCCGCAATGGATGGATCATTCGGATTAACGTTCACTTTTTTTAGTAAAGTGGACTTACCCAGATTCGCGCCCCCAAGATTGTATGTAAACGATACCAATGCATCGAATTGGTTTTGTGTCAACGGTTTTTTAACTAGCCGTGTAACGTCTTTCTCGTAAGTTTGTGCGAGCAGCTGTGCGAGCATATCGCTGGCTTGTTTTTCCGTCAACGCCGGATCTTGCATCGTTACCTTTTTCCCATCCGGGTATTTAATCACCCCGTAGCCGATCGTAGGGATGCCAATTGGATCCTTGTAAGGCTTGGAGAAGAACCCTTCAAACTTCTTTATTAATGTCAATCCATTTACACCTGTTTTCATGCTTCCCCCTCCTTTATCACAAATAAATACTCCAATCTTTTACGGATTCCGCGCTGTAGACTTACACCATCAACCAGAGAATCAAATTCCGCTTCAGTAAAGTGCTGCAACTGCGTATCCTCTAACTCCGTCTCGGTACCGATATCATCTGCATTCACCCCACTCTGTACGTGAGGAAGAAGAATTTCTTCGATACCATCCAAACGCTTCATAGCTCCCCGGTTGGTTACGTTGAACATGTTCATCAAGTTCAATACACCTAAAACATCACCCTTGTTAAGCTTCATCTTGCACCTCCTCTCCTTCGTTGCCGTACGCTATGAAAATCGGCTCTATTTTCTCTACCAACTCGTCAAAAATTGCCTTCACATCATCAGGCATCACCGTACTGTATGTTCCAGTTGGCGTAGACAAGGGTTGTTCGTGAAAATTGATCGTGTCCTGTTTTCCCTGTATTTCTCGAATTGGGTTCCCCTTAGGGTCGAGAGACTCTACAGAGAATGTAAGGCCGAGGTATCCGGTTTCAGGGTTAAATCCAACATTTATTAATTTCTTTCTCTGTGCAAGCCCTGTAACCTCGTTACTAGGGTGCGTTGCTGTTATAATTTTGCTCATTTTGTCTCCAATCATTTATCTTTGAATCTGTCCCAACTTTTTTTACTAACGACATAGATTCCTATCCATAGAACTATTACTGAAATTATTATTACTAAATCAATTGCTCTCATATCTAACCATTTATTGGATTTTCCTCTTGATATACTCCACTAGCATTTACATAATAAACTTGAGATATTATTGCTTGTGGATATGGCGTCCCCTCTGCATAATATCCTTGATTTGCCTTTTCCCCAAAGACAATATTACTCCCAACAACTGTATAAGATTTATGTGCAGTTCCTGCAACTTCGTTAAAGTATAGTGTACCTACATTTGTTCCAGAGTTGTTCATAACCTGCATTTCTGCGTCAATCTGAGTTGATGCAAATCCTTTGTAGGAAAACGATGTTACCGATGGCGGTCTAGTCCATTCATCAATAGTTAATACACCGTTATACCCATATATAGTCATCCCGTACGTTATCCATTTTTTATAATTTACACCATCCTCTAAATATAGATTTGTGCCATCATGGCTATACGGATTTGTTATACCTTGGTCTGTAAATAATCTAGTAGCTCGCCCCTCTTGCAAATCTGTTTGAGGAATCAAAACAAGGGTATTCATGTACAACGTTCTTGATGGTGAAACAAAGTTTATAGGGACGCCAGACGGGAATAATGGAACACTTACTTCACTTTCCTTAATACCTTCTGGATTACTGTTAACCATTTTAAATCTAAGACCATTGTTTAGTATATTCTCTGAAGCCTCCTCGATCTGCATAGTAAAAGGAAGATCAATAAAACCATTGTTTTGAGCCAAGAATTTAAAATTATCAACTGGGAACCAAGCACCCCAGGACTGGTTCAATGAGTTCCATTCTTGATATTCTATCATTACATTAGAGTCAATATAATAGGCAGATTTGAACAATCCCTTTACAGTGAATGATGCAATACTAGAATCTACTAGATTAGGTCTTCCACTAACATCCCCCAATGTGTTCAGTCCTGCATCCCAAAAAACAACTATCTGTTGTCCATCTTTATACCCCCGCATCCATCCGTGTCGGGCTATATTATGCATGTAGTAATTTTCACTACCCACATAACAGTAACCAGCCCATTTGCGTACACCATTTTGCATGGTATTGACAAAGCCATCTAGGTAAAATCTAGATTTATTTACCGCGCCGCTATCCGATGACGAAGTGAATTTCACAATCCTATCCGTCTCGCCCGTTTTTTGGGCAACGCCTTTATGGGTGTATAAACTTTCTGGTGCTGCCATTTTTAAATTGTTGTAAAATAAAAGTGCACTACTCCCGGTTCGGGATTTGTTGGTCCATTCTCAGGTAGAATTAAATCCCCAGGCTGCATTACAGGAGCTGTTACTTTACCAACCGCAGACACTAAAGGCGCACTTAATGTTAGTACAGATGCACCTATATCTAAAGGGAGATATGCATTACTAGTACCCCTTCCGTAGCTGTTAATAACACTGTTGCCAGCAGAGAAAAACAATTCTAAACCGTCACCATCAACAACATTAGAAACACCTCCGAACTTTACAAAACTTGTTGTAAAACTTCCTCGGTTAGTAACGCTCTGTAGCGTATCCCCATTCGCTGGCATACCTAGGAATTGGTTGACGGCTTGTAGGGAGAACTGATATGCGTAATAATCTCCATTTACAGTGTTAAATCCTAGAAGCCCATTAATTGGGACAGTATTCAAGCCGCTTTTCGTCTGTTGTAGACTTATGTAATGAGCATGTAGGTATCCATTCGCGTCTCTTTGAGCTATACTATTAGCTGATGGGTTAACATCAATCAATGGCTTGCCTGTTATCTCGTTCCAACTTGGTATATACCCAATAGGCTTAAATCTAGCATCTGATTCTACTTTAGTATATGAGTCCGATATCCCGTAACCAGATAATGTAGTAGGCTTATTTAGCAGTTGCGCGAATTGCGTAGAATGGGGGTTGCCTATGGATTGAGAATGAGTATATGCATTGTTCCATTGTGTAGAGTTGCCACCTGTAGCTGAAACATTACCGTTAACAAGTATACCCCCTTGGCTAAAATTAACGTATTCAGCACCTATATTTAAAGGTAGATATGCATTACTCGTACCCCTTCCATAACTATTTATAGCACTTTGACCACTTGAAAAGAACAATTCTAAACCATTACCATCAACAATATTAGAAACACCTCCAATTTTTATGAAATTATTTGTAATGTTCCCCCTATCTGTTACACTCTGCAACGTATCGCTCTCTACTTTTAAAAATCCTTGCGAATTAACCCAACTCTTAGGAGCGTAGTCCTGCGCAAGAACCCAGCTTTCAGATGCAAGCCCAGACAAATCCGGCAGATTGCCCGGCACGAACTTGGTACCATCATACTTTATGTACTGCCCAGGTTGGATATCCAATAGATTAGCATCTTTAGCCTGCTTAATGTAAAAGTCTAGACCGATAGGAGTTTCGCCGGAACCCGCATTTTCGTTAACACTTAGGTACCAAAGATCAGCTTTCATTTCTCCTACAGGAGGGGGATTACTAGGGGCTCCCAGTAAGTGGGTGTTGTGGGTGCCGCGGGTAGTCATGTCTAAAGGAGTGACCTTTCCAACTTTGGTTACATCATAGAGATCTTGCAGCGCACCACCTTGACCGCCAGAAGTCGTCGAGTTAAAGAAACCGGATATTCTGTCGGTGTAATTCGCCTCACGAACTATTGAATTAATAGTAATTACATTCGATAAAGTAAAGTCATAGAGGTATTCTTGCTGTAAATCTCTTTCAAAGGAAGCTATACGAATTTTATCGTTAAACCCAATATCGCTAGCTATTAGCGTGATAACTCCTCCCAGCACTATCACTAGATTGTTTTCAATAACAAATTTAGGAGTGATCTTCCCAGTCCAATCATACTGCTCTACACCCTCCTCTAAGAAGTATTGGTCGGCTAGCTCTTTCACCCTGATTTCAGCTGTATAAACATACGAGGGAGGCATGCTGATATTGAGCAATACAAAGCTATCCCCAATAGCGGGCTTTATTACGGGACTTGGAACTCCGCCCGGGTAAGCCGTATCATTTTCAATCCTATTAAACGTGATTTGACGGTAAGTATGATCGTATCCTGAAGCATTTATGGTAAAGACAAATCCCGCAAGTTGCCCACTTGTGAACGCGATTTGAGCAGATGCCCCCGTATCCAAAAGGTTTGCAGATAAATCAAAATCTAAATCGGTCGATCTAATGGTATTGATTCCTTGGACACTAGTCACCTTGGCGATTAACCGCGGATATACATTATCAAATCCTAGAACGGATTCCACCCGATCCATTCCAGCACTATAGCCTGGATTAACTAGTGGATTACCTCCGCTTGGTTGAATGTTGCGAAACCCATAATTGTTAGGGATATTCCTACTTCCCCCAAGAACCGTAAGGTGGGTCACAATTGGTTTTTCACGCCTAATGCGATGTAGCTCGTATAATCCCTTTCCCTTTCCGTATTCCAAGGAGACGCCAGTATCCGGCTGGCGACGGGTCAGATTAACAACCTTTCCATCAACCCAAAACTCTAGGTTTGTCTGATCAGCCACATCCTGTAACACGGTTAGCAATTTAGCTCCCGAATAGGTCCACTGAATAACGTCCGTATCTTCAATAATTCCAAGTGACCAACCAATGTTTGCTCTATTAGCATTTCTGACCACCAGGTCTAATATCGTGGCGGCATTACCCATCACAAAAACACTAGGCTCAGTCAATTGATTGTTTCTATCCAAAGAGTACAAGGTCCATTTGCCGAGATCGTAATACTCCGCTTCGAACTCTACACTGTACTTATAGCCAATTTGTGTGTTTACCTTAGAAATATTTTCCGGGCGGTTGATTTTATACGTCTGTCCGTACACAACAATCGTATCGCCTTTTTTCAAAACTAGCGCAGCAGTTGTATTAAGGCTAATCTCAACACGATCCTCCTGCATAATACGCTTATACTGCTTGCCAGATGCCTTTCCACTCCAAACTACCGTTGCGCCTCTCTTAATCTCGTAAATCATACAATTGGAAATTTATCGGTTGGAAAATCATCTATTAGCTCTAATGTAAATCGCGCCCAGGTAGGCCCGGTAGAAAGAGAGGTCATTCTGTTATAAAAAACTTTGTAACGGCGATTGCCATTAAGATCATCCATTTCAAATATGCCTGTTGTTAACAGGAATGTTTCTAATGCATTGTACCGGGGTAAGAGATCCTCAGCAGAAGTTCCAATAATCACGCATTGAATCTGATATGTTTTACTTGTAAATTTTCTGATGCCGTGGTACCTGTCAACTCCATTATCATCAGCCCAATCAATTGAAAGGCCATTATCTTTTAGCTCTGGCATCACCCGAACAGAAGCATTGAACCCTTTTTCAATGGTCATTTTATATTGCGTCTCGGGGTCTACTCCATTAATTCTATAAGCACTCATTATAATCCTGCCCCCCTCCTAGCAGCGTCGTTACTAGACATTTTACTGTTCATCGATATAAGTGCTCCCTCAATAGAAGCTAAACGATCTGTGTTGTTAGCAGTCCTGTATGTATTGTTTTGGATCGCGACCAGCTCGGAAAGCTGACTTGTAGCTACATATAGTTGTTGACCGAGCGTAACACCTTGTCCTTTTGCAACCTGCAAAAGCTCCAGCTGAGCCAAACGTAAGCCTCCAAATTCAGCTTCAAGCCGATTTGCTGTCGACTCGGTTATCCCCGCAATTCCCTTAGATAATTCTCCTTGTTTTTCCTTGCCGCTTATATCTATACCTGTAATCTTTTCTAGTTCCTCCCATTTTTTGGCGTTCTCCTCTCCAATTGCTGTATACTTCTGCCTAAGCTTATCAATTTGTTCAACGGAAAGATCGCCCCCCTCCATCATTTTGGCTAATTCTTCATAAAAAGGCGCCATTGCATCCTCTAGAAACTTCGCCTGAAAACTGGCTTTTAAAGCATTTTTCATAATCTCCTCGAAGCTATCTCCAAAATCTTTTGCAGCGCGTTTTCCGCTAGCAAAAAGATCAGATAGGCCGGAAGCGAGACTGGAGGAGGAAGTCCCTGTAAGAAGTTGATTAAGGTCATTCTGTAAATCTTCAATACTCAACCCCAATCCATCAAGTTCCTGTTTCAAAGATTTTAAAGCCTCGAAATCTGCTTTTGCCTTATCCTTTAGCTTGCCTTGGGTGTATAGTTTTTCGAGCTCAGCATAATCCGAACCGCCCAAGGAGGCCATGATATCCCATGTCTTTGCTTTACGCAACCAAGTACCGTGCTTGTAGCCTTGACCATCAACAAACTCTTGTCCTTGAAGTGCAGAAAAAATCTTGTTATAAGCCTTTTCAATCTCGGGAGATTGTTTTTTTAGCACTTCTAATTGTGCAACAATTGCTCTGTAACTATTTTCACCCCTAGCTGCTGTATCCAGTTCACGACGTCTTAAGAGGGCCTGATAATCAAGTTCACCGCGTATCGCAGCATCATAAAAATTCTGAACTTCAGCACGAGCCTGGCGATTCATCTCTTTGGTTCGCTTCCCAATTGTAAATAGCCCGGTTACGACACCAGCAACCGCTCCAACTATTCGCCCTACAGGACCAGCAACACCGGCAATTGCCGCCAAATCCCCTAGAAGCCCACCTCCCCCTTCAGATTTATTTTTCTTGTAGTTATCTAGTGCCTTTGTTAAATCGCCGAATCCTGATCCAATATCTACAGACGCGCGGAGCACATTCGAAAGCAGTCCAAGCATATCTGCCAGCTCTTTGTTGGCATCCCCTATGAATCCAGCCATTCGGCTAAATTCTTCCGCAACCTTTGAGGTTCTTTCGTGCAATCTTTCAGAAATGGATTTATCAGCTGTTTTTAGCGCTTCAGTAATCTGTTTCCGCAACTCCGGCGACATGTCAAAGCCGCCGGAAAGCAACGCCTTTGCATTGTTTACGATGGCTCGAGCTTGCGAATCAGACAGCTTTTCAATTCCCTCAAAAAGCCTTTTATATGAATCAAGTTTCTGAATATTGGCATCATCTAGTGAATTTAGTTCCTCGACATGTTTGCTGTCGAATACCCTTAACTCTTCAGCACTGGCGGTGTCAACAATTCGCTTTCTGTTCTTTTCAAAATCAGAAATCAGCTTACTTCGTTTCTGTCCGTAAGTTTCCATTAACTTAAGAAGATCCACCTGTTCTCGTTCCTCTCGTTTTTTAGCTTCCAGACTAGCGTCCCGTCCCACTTTGGCGACAGCTTCAAAAAGTTCCTTTTGAGCGGCAGTCATTATTGTAGGATCGATAAGTGTCGCTTTCCCAAGCTCTTCTTCAAGAAACTGTAAGTAGCTCTTAGAGGTATCAATCTGACCTTTCATAAGCTCCTGAGCCTTTTCTAGACCTATATCAAGCTTATATTGTTCAAACTGCTCGTATAGCGCCTTTCTATCTTCGATTTCAGCAAGTGTTGCCCGGTTTAGTATTCTCCTCTCAGCTTCCTCGGTCTCGAACCTTTCCAAACCAGGCAGCTTACCGGTATCGACTTTCTGACCTTTATTTTTTGGATCATCATAAAACTTCCTTACCTCCTCGCGGATCTTCGCATACTTATCCTTTATCGAAGCGAGCTCTTGATCGTCTCGGGACAGATTGTTTCTCGTGACCTGATCACTGATTTGATCGATACTCAATTGCAAAGCTCGTTGGCGCTCCTGTGATTGCCGGCGGTCTTCAGCAGCTTTTTCAGCTTTTCGATTGGCAGCTTCTGCAGCCTTTTCACGATTTAATTTATCTTTCTCTGATTCTTCTTCTTCACTTACAGCTGAATTCACTGCTCCTGGTTTTCCATCATTTACTAACCCCTTCTCTTTTCTCTCAAAATATTTATAGGTGCTTTTCCCGAAGTCTAAATTTTGATTGTAATGCTTCGACCTCCTACTTGTCATGCGATCATAATCAAGCTTTACTTTATCTGCCTCTTCGCCTGATGCATTGGTTCCCAAAAAATATTCAATTGGCGCAGTAGATAAAGAACTTACACGTAGCCAGAACTCTTCGCTAAAAAATTTGGATGAGAACAGCTTATTAAGCCTGCCCTCTGCAGTCGCTGCGCTGTCAATTATATCAGCAAAAAAGCCCACAATCGCAACAGAAGATTTACCAATTACCCCTGTTCCATCTTCAACGCTTAAAACAAGATTGTCCCACGCAATGCCTATTCTCTGCGACTGATTAACCAATTTACCTGCTGCCGTATCAAATTCCTCCTGCATAGCACCTGTGGCATCCTTTGCAGTTCCCATTGCCCGGGCTAGTGTATCATAGCCTGCCGCCAGGGTACCGATAACACGACGTTGGCGAATATCAGTTATGCCGTTGCGCTCCATCTGTGCGTTAACACTACCACCGGCTTTATGGATTGCATTTAAACCTTTGATATAATCCTGGAATACACCACTAGCATCAGTTTTAAACCTTGCCTGTAAATCTGCGGCACTACCGCCAACAACTTTAAGTATATCGGATAATCCTTTCCCTGACCGGATTGATTTTTCAAAGGATCCTAACGTTTTTTGAAATGTAGAACCAACCACCTCGGCTTCAACCCCCAGAGCTTTTGTGGCCGTAGCATAGGCCAATACATCCTGACGCCCCATGCGATAGAGACCAACGTTTTGCGAAATTGACTCTGCATTGCTAAGAATTTCTTTTTCGGATGCGGCGAAATTATTACCAAGGTTTACGATCTCATCCCCGAAATCACGAACATTTTGAACACCGCCATCAACTAACGTAAGGAGCCTAGCAATTTCTTTCCCACCTTCCTCTCCCGATATGTCTGAGGCGGTTTCGAGCTGCGCGAGTGCATCGGTAAAGGCAAGAATGTCACTTCTACCCTTTACACCCAATTGACCGGCTATAGATGCGTATTCAGTTAATTTATTGGTACTAACAGTCTTTAGGCTTCTAGATAGTTGAATTACATCATCAGATAAGACTTTCAACGCATCACCAGACATTCCCGTTGTCTTGGAAACGTTCAGCATTCCGTTGTTAAAGTCAATAACCGTTTGCTTATTCCCTTTAAACAACATAAATAGCCCTGTGAGGGCAGTTATTGCCAAACCTATGGGCGAAAGCAAAAAAGATAGTATACCTTTTCCTACGGAAACAAAGGATGCTCCCAACTCTTTGATAGCACCAGGCTTGCCGGCTAAATCATCAATGGATGTTCCGAAAAGTGCAAGCTTCTCGTTTATAGAATCGAATTGTGGCCCAAGAACTTCAATCGCGCTGCCGTAGTTACCGACATTGCGCTGATGCTGCCCCAAGGAAGCATCAATTTTTTTAATCCCTTGGTCTAAATACTGTGTTTGCTTAGTTAGCCCCTCTGCCTTCTTACGTAAAGCTTCATACCCAAGGGTATTAGCGTGCCCCTGACGCTCCATACGGAACATTTCAGCCTGCACCTCCTTAGCTTCTTTTCGAACGGTATTCAGAGCCTTTGCAAGCTTTCCGTACTCACTATTCTCAGATAGGTTTTTCTTTAACTCACGATCAATTCGAGCTTGTTCTTTACGTTCTGCGTTTAGTTTCGCCTGCTCAAACCTGAAAGTCTGAAGATCGATTTTACCTTGGGTGTATTGATTACTAAGATCACTTTGTGACTTTAATTGCTTGGATAGCTCAATACGAGCTTGTCTTAAAGCTTCAATGTTTCCAAGGGTCGCATTGACCATCGTCCTATCTGCACCTGCTTTATTTATAGCTTCTACCTCACGAGCCGTATCACTAGCCTCTTTTGCCATCCTCTTGAAGTGACCAGAATTTCCCTCCTGTAAAGTCTTTGCTAGGTTTGCGCTAAATTTTTCAGACATTTCAGACTGCATCTTAGCGATGTTAGCAAGCTTTTTTCTTAGCTCCGAATCATCGCCTACAAACTTAAATTTAACCTCTGCCATATAGCTTCAAAGGTACTTGAAGACTATTTTTAAATAAATCGAAGCATTTTGTAATATAAATAATTACAAAAAATTAATTAACCATTTGGTTAACTTTAATATTATTTATATAATTGCAGTACGATAGTTCTTTGAATAAAAAACAACCCAATAGCGAGAAGCGAACGACACGTAGTCGGTTGGGAAAATACAAAGGCGGGGATGAACGGTCCCGCCTATTAAACAACACTACCCACGAGCTGGGTTGAGCTAAGTATAAGCAAGAAGGGTTTCAAAATTCTGAAACAAGGGTACTAAGAGTCCTGATTGCCCGGAGGTGTTGTTTACTAAAAAATAGCAAGGTGGCGGAATTATCTATTTTTCTGTGCAAGTAGGATAAATCGATGCTCTGGACTCTATTACATCGCCCCGAACACCTGAGGTAATACACGTTAAAATACAATAACACCCCACTTGCTTAGTTGAACAGATGGCGTTATATCCGCATGGCTTAAAAACCCAAGATGTGAAATTCATCGATTTAGGAAATGTCGGTTCGAATCCGGCTCTGTTCACAGTGCGCATTGCCACTATATACTTCGGTAACCAATCCGAGATTGCGGAGTTCACAAAGTTTTAACGCAATGACAACTCGGAAAGACGAGCATTTGGGGTGATCGTCTAGTGGTAGGACGTCGTACTTGTAGCAGGGTATGAAAACACTGGTTCGATTCCAGTTCGCTCCACAACACAGGAGGTGTTAATCGACTTGAGAGAATAGGTTAACGTCAGGGGTTAAACTCTATGCTGGCAGGTAAGCTGCCATTTTTTAGCATTTCATAATTTAGGTTAATAATTGGTTTATTACCGTGGGGATCCTCCCCGTTTCCGCACGGTTTTTATAGAACATTATATGTTACTAAAATATTTGTATATTCACCTGTTCTTTTCAATTTAGAAACGAAATTTATTAAATAATTCAAAAAGTGAATAGGATTAAAAGGGTTGTAATTAATGGTCTCTGGAAAGATAAAAGTGAAAATATCATTTGGGATCTAAACAATGATATAAACATATTGTCGGGAATAAATGGTAGTGGAAAATCAACAGTTATGGATGTTGTATCATCCTTAATGTTAAATAGAACTGAGATATTAAAAAAAATTGTTGAAGAAGTAAAAATATATATTTCTGACACACAATTTTTTCACTATAAATTTTTCACCAAGAATATTTCAGATATTGAGGCTTCCGCAAAACTAGGAGAACCCCTAGATGATTTAGACTTTAAGTATGAAACGTTGCTTGACGCTCTTAATAATGAGAAAAGAAAGATGTTAGAAACGGACGGAGAAAATATCAAATCAGTTAGTTTTAATATTACAAAAGATTCTTCATACTTAAAGGATTTTAGATTAAATACCAAAATTGATATAATAAGCACTTTTGACAATGCTATCATTTTTGATGACGAAAGTTATGACGAGGATGTCGAAACTGAATTAGATAAGGAGCTTTATCTATTACAAAAAAAATATTTAAGTTATCAACTCAATCTAGCAAAGAAGGTTCAAGGTAGCTATGCGACTAACCCAAAAAAGGTGAAGAATACAATTAAAAATGCCTATTCCCAAATAGAATTATTCAAAGAATATATTAATGACTTTTTTAGAGAAGCAGGAAAAAAAATAGATGAAGATAAAAACGAATTGTCCTTCACGCTCTTAAAATCTAACAATCCCATAACTATTTATCAACTTTCTTCTGGCGAGAAGCAGCTGCTTTTAATTTTATTAACTGTACTACTTCAAGATAAAAAGAGCAGTATTATATTCATGGATGAACCTGAAATTTCCTTACATTTTGATTGGCAGAAACAGTTGATAAATATTATTAGTACGCTTAATCCCAATGCACAACTAATAATTGCAACGCATTCGCCCGCAATGATAATGGAAGGTTGGTTTGATAAAGTGGTAAATATAGCAGATATTAAGGTATGTTGAAGGGATTAGCTAGTAAAATTAATTCGGATTTAATTCAAGCTTTTAATGCTCTAAACCCCAAGAATAATCCAAAAACTATAAAAGTTTATGTGGAATCGGATTACGATATTACCCATTGGAATAAAATTTTAGATAGATTCAATTTAAAAAATGTTGTCTTTGATATAAGTTTGCCCAACAAAACTCACTATGAGAAAGGTAAAGGAAATATTTTCAAAAACTTTAAAAATAGTTTAGGGCCTAATTTGATAGTTTGTGTTGATAGTGATTATGATTATTTAATTCCTGAGGCAAACGAAGATTCAGTAATAATAAATACATCGGATTTTGTTTTTCAAACATTTTCATATTCAATTGAAAATCTTTATTGTTTTCATGAGAGCCTACAGCAGTTTTGTTTTTCTTGCCTTAATAAAACAAATTTAAAAATTGATATCGCTTCCATTATAAACCGATACTCCTTATTGATTTATGATATATTAGTATGGAATATATATCTTTATTCAATAGGAATGGCAGAAAGGTTTTCGAGGAAGGATTTTACTAATATTTGTAATATTAAAATATTTGATGATTTCGATAATCATTTTCATTCCTCATTCACTTGCTTGTCTGATAGAGTTAAAGATTATTTAAATCCTCTACTAATAGAATTTAAAGAACATAAAGATAAAATTGATAAATTTAAAGTTTATTTAGAAAGTAAAGGTTTGCTCCCGGACAATTGTTATTTGTTCGCACAAGGACACTTAATATTGGAAGATGTTGTTTTGAAATTTATAAAAACAATTGTTTTAAACGAGAAAAAAATAAAAATTAAAGAAATTAAAGATAAGTGCAAAGATGTTAAACAAACTTCAGATGAAATAAGGGCATATAATGCAAGAATTGTAGAAAATGGTATGTTGATTAATTATATTTATAGAAATCCGGATTTTCATAATTCCGATTTATATCAAAAAACTGAAAATCAAATAAATAATTTTATTTCAAAATATGAGTTAAACTAATTTTGAAATATAAACAATAGGTAACAAAAAACCGCGAATTTTTTTAAGCTTCGCGGTTTAGATTATTTTAACAAATATGTTTTTGCTGTGTAAATAGCATCGCTAATATTAGAAAACACCTCTTTGCAAAGCAGAGGATCGAGGATTTAACTGCTGCTAAAGTGAAAAAGTCCCGATCTTATTGAGGGAAAACCTTACTTTCAGAAAAGTATACTGATTCGCTTATCAAAAACCAATTAACCTTGTTTATTCTCCAAGGCTAATTGATTGCTGGATTTTTATTCTATCAAACTTTGTAGAAGTATTTAACCAAATGCAAAAACTCCTGTGTATGAACTGACTTCATTGGTGTTTTGGCGGGGTTAGTATTATTTCTGTCAGCATTGTGAGACCTACAAATTGGTGTCAAATAACATTGGCCTCCAGGAGGAACCAACCAACTTGCCGGACTACTATTAAATGTCACGTGACCACCGACCAGATCCTTGCGGACCGCATGTTGCGAACTGCCATTTGCCTCACAACCTGTCGCCGCTTGGTATTCAGCTTCCCAGGTAGCGACCCAGCTCGTTTCTTCTCCTGGCAAAGGGTCTTTTGTAGATCCAATTACATTATAGAACTCATCATTTACATTACAGCTCACCTTCGTAACTGAAACCGTTCTAACTTTCCCCGTAGATTCAATCAAAGATTCCGATTTGGGAACAATTTTATCATCTAAAATTACATAGTCAGTAACATAATTCGATGCATCCAACGCTTCATGTACGGATACTAGCTCTTCAAAATGAGGTAAATCGCCATCAGTTGATTCATATTCATATACAAGTGGTTTCACATCTGCAATTGATCCTTCATTCAATGCGTAAATGTCATAGATGTTAATCCAATAATATGTAACATTGCCTTCTCTTCTAGAGAATACACCTTGAAACACAACTTCAGTAAATTCAAAACTAGCATCCGATGTTGTTTTGAAAGTACGCCCACCATACTTTATCTCTTTTACGTTTTTATCATCGTAAAGCATTTTAAAAACGTCGGAGTTGTTCTTGAAGTTGTAGCTCTTTTTGCCGATCGTAATGGTCCCTGTGTAAGGCTGCAGTTTGTAAGCAGCTGCTGTCTTTTTAAAATTCATAGAAAAATAATTTATTATTGATTAACTAAAGATAACATCGGTAACTCTTAAACCTTACGGTTTCCCGTATACAGCCGAATTATTTCAGTTAAGTTACATTTACCTAACAACTGAATTAAACATCACAAAAACTATTTTATAAATGAGTACGAAAAAGCAAAGGCAAACATTTTAAGATAGTATCTGTTTTAGCAGGCTTATTGTTTCAATAGTTAACATTTCACTGGGCTGCCGTCTAATCAATCTCCATCCCATTGAGACAAGAAGGTTATTCTTTTCCATATCACGTGCAATGCCGGTGCCGGAAGAATGACCACTATTGCCTTTCATGAAAATACCTCCCTCCTGTTCAATCGCTATCTTAAACTCCGGTATCGCATAATCTATGCGAAACAGACGATCAGTACAAAAATAAAACTCAGGCCATAACTCAATACCTAATTCCTGCTTTACGAACTGAATAAAAGGATCATTGTATTTCTCTTTGTTTTTGATGTTTCTGGTATCGTCGATGCCACCTGTTTTAAGCACTTTGGTGCGCTTCTTTGGTTTTGTGGCTATAGATAAGGCTTGAATAGAATTAGGCGGATATAGCACGCCATTAACCTCCACGTAGCCGCGTGACTTAATGTCTTTGATTAATGCCGTGCCCCAACCTTTCATATTAAACCCCTTTCCCTTCTGATATCCTTTTCCCTATATCAAAAAGGGAAATTGAACCGCCAACTGATTTTGAACCTGAACTATCTCCAACAGAACCACCTTCACCCGAATCCATATCGGGAATTACAGCATTATACATTAGGAGATTTCTCCATGACACACCCCATTTTACTGACTTTTCATCCCAACTGTAATACTTACAGATATTACCTACGAATGCCCAGGGACTGTGGGATCCAGGGTAAGGTTTAGATCCCTGATTTCTCGTATTGATCCCGTAATGCCGAAAAAAGTTTCGACGTCTAACCTCCGGTAGACTTCCAAAACAGCATCGTACAATTCAGAATTTGAAAATTGGTAGTTAAGGGCTTCATACAGCCATTGCGGAGGCTCCGACTCTGCATTGTGTATGCCAACGGCCAAAAACTCAATAAAGAGCGGGATATTGCCTTTCAGCATTTCAAACACCTCGCGATCGTCCGTCGTTCTTTCGGCCTTTATGTCGATTAGTGTGCCGAGCAATCTGTACACCGTAGCAGGCCACAGATCAGCGGTGTAAATATCTTTGTGTTTGGGAAGAATAAAAATAGCACTTAAGCATTTTTGCCAACGTGTTTTATACTGAACTTTCACTCTCTTTAGAAACGAGCGCTCACCAGTGATAGTTGAGACTATCTCTTTTTGTACTTTATTTGTCATATGGTTAGGAAAGTAAGCCCTACTCACCGCCTAACCTTCGGCTTTCGGGCTATTGAAATAATAATTGTTATCCTTCTGGAAGGGTCACGTCTACAAACTTGTAACCCCAAGGTGATACTGGACTACCAGTCCCATCTAAAGGTGTAGTGGTTTTTCCTGTAAAGCTCAATGCTAAGAATCCTGCTCTAGCAACATTGTTTTTAAAACCTGCAGATATTGCCGCTGAAGGAGCAACCCAAACCATTTTCTTACCTTCAAATGGCTTCGAGGTTAATCTGATTGCTAAATTGTGAATTTGGCGATTTTTGGCACTAAATTCGACCCCTGTAGCCCCAGCAACCCCATTAAAAAGCAAATTTGCATTGCTGATGGAAATATCGAGCGATGCTCCAGAAATTGCAGCTGGCTCTTCGTCTCCTTTTAAAACAAAACGAATACCATCAACATCTTCAACTCGAACATCAATAGTTGCTAATTCGGGGATATTAAGTGTAATACCTCCATCTTCAATATCTCTTAATTTTACCCAACCTGTTGTTGGGATGGCTCCGTTCACACCTATTGGGGCGAACTCCAAACTTTCGACACCTGTTACTGCTGCCATAGTATTTTTAAAATTATGACCATACGGCCGTTAATTATTCAGTTAATTTTTATCCTTACGTAAATAGAAATAGCGAACTACTATATTGTAATACCATTTGTTGCCATTGGGTATCACCTCGCCGGTAGAATCAAGATTCAAAAAGAAGTCAGCCCCGCGAAAACCATCTACAACATTCATCACATATCGGCCTATTTCCTCCATTCTTGCAATGTTTGGCTGAGTGTTATCACGGGAAGTCGGTGTTCCTGAACTTTGATTCTTCAGATTTGGTACATGGATATTTATGTTAAAAACACCTTCCGTCACCTGTTCAGCATTCGTCACTATGGTATTTAAAACGATATCCTCTTTGTCGGAATTAAGACGTTGGTTCATTAGCCTAATCTCTCCTGTCAAAGAGGTGTTAATCACAGTATCAGATAACTCTAATACCTCAACAATATCTTCCATAGCCCCGATGGCTGTCTTGAGATTCATATCTGCCATTCCTATTCAATTGTGCCGATTTCATTAAATGCTTGCTGTAAGATTTGGTCAAGTCCCATGTAAGCACCTCTTAAAACATCAAAACCTTTTGATTGAACCCAACTCGCATACTCCATTCCTGAAACCAAAACAACTGCATATCCCTGTGAAGGACGAAGCTCACTCAAAGCTGATTTTAATCCCTCACTGAGACCTGTTTGCTTGTCAGTTCCTACTGGACTCTCTTTAAAACTCTTGTGGACCACCTTACCATCCTTGGTAATTATAAAGCCGGTAGAGCTTCTAAGATTCCCAGTATGATCCTGGTAGGCGTCACCACCTTCAGAAATTTTGTTGCGTACAAGTTCAACGCTACGCTCTAACACAGCAGACAAATGTTTGATAGTCTCCTTCTCGATCTCCTTTTCCACCTCCTTCATCAAGGCGTTCATGTCCGTTGTAATTTGTAAACCTATATTCATAGTCTTTAAATTTTAACACCTCCCCAAACAGTGAAACGCTCCAACATGAAAGGAAAGGAGTTGTTGCTGGTAAATAAAGATCTCCCCTCTTTCGTTAATCGCATTAAAGACGGTTCCCAATAAAATAGACGGTGTACCATCTGGAAACGCAATGTCAAAAGAAACTTGCACATCGGTTCCATCTTTCATCTGGACAAACGTATTGCCCTTTGATGGTCTAAATCTGCATTCAAGCTCAACTAGCTCTCCGTGCTGGTTTTCAAACACCATTCTATCGGGATATTGCTCTGGTACTACCATAGGTCAGAAATACTTGTTATCGTTGCGGAATCATCCATTTCGTCCTCAACACCCCATCTTTTCAAAATCCCTTTGCGAATTTTAAGAAGACCCTCAATGCTGCGAGAGGTAAGCTGGTAATCCAACTCCTTAACGGATTCCGGGGAAAGCGATAAAACCAAGATTAGCGCTGCTAAGGCAAGGTCTACCCCGCGCCTACATTGTTCGTCTTGTGGCAAGTATTCGCCATCAGGATTGACACCTTGGTCAATCAAAACCTTCGTCACTGAGTTAGGCTTTACGCGGATACTAATATCGCTTAACAGCGCTTCTCTATTGGTCATATTACTTTACCTCCTTAACCAATTCGCGAGATACAAGGTCTTTTAAACGATCGGCGTCGAAGTGGGATACATCCGAATCGATTTCGAAAATACCTTCACCCTTTTGGTTGCCCCGAAACGCACTAACCACGACAAACTTTGCTGCCCCTGATTTCGATGCTTTCGACTGTTTACCGGTTTTAGCCAATTCAGCTTTTAGCTTTTCGTTTTCCGATTGGATCTTTTCAATTTCAGGCTTTAACTTTTCCTTGAAAGCTTTATGTTCCGCTTTTAAAGATTCGATTTCTGAATCTTTAGCAACCAATTCAGCTTTTAGCTTTTCGTTTTCCGATTGGATCTTTTCAATTTCAGGCTTTAACTTTTCCTTGAAAGCTTTATGTTCCGCTTTTAAAGATTCGATTTCTGAATCTTTAGCAACCAATTCAGCTTTTAGCTTTTCGACCTCATCATTTGAAGTATTCGGCGCTAAATCTAATTGCGCCTGATCAGTGGATTGAGTCCCTTCTACTGTAGAAGGAGTTGCCGGTGTTGTAGCTCCGGCTTTCTCGTTTTTGTTTTCGTTAGCCACCTGGTAGGATAGTTTTAAGTAAGAAAATAGACTTGCTGTTATTCAAGGTTGGAGTACAGTAAGCTGTACCTTTGGTAATAACAGTAATAGGGTCTTCTACTCCCCAAGTTTTGATTAACACGATGCCCGATTTGGTTTTTTGAGCCACCCCTGCTGCAACATACTCATCTGCTGAGGTTGTATGCTGTGTATTACCTAACTGTTCAGTAACAGAGAAGGTAACAACACCTTTTTCCCAACCGGTTACAACGGTCTGATTACCATTTTTCGATTCTTGAACCATTACCGATTCCCAAACTTTGAAAACAGGAAGACCTTTTGCACGTAAAGCACGGTTGATTTCTTCAATACCAGGTTCCTGTTGTAATCCTAACGCATTAGCAACATAAGTAGCTGTGAACTTTTGAACACCTGGGTTTTGTGCAACTTGCTCGATAGTTTCTTGCTCACACCACATGAATCTTGGTTCAGGAAGGTTTGCAAGTTTGGCCATTCGCTTGATTTTTTTGATATCCCCTATAATGTCAGCTGTCGGACTATTCCAGTCTACAGAAGCATTTACATTATTTGCAGCAGGAATCGCGAAATCGACATCAACAATTGATTGGATGCCTTGCTCGTTGTTTACCTGTGTAAGTTTGTATTTACCAGTAGATGCGATACGTTTAGCTAACCATTCGTTACGCGCTTCAACACCGTTACGCACAAACACTTGATCCTCGTAATGCCAATCAAGTACGCGCTGCGCGGCCTCTCTACGTGTTGGACCAGAAGGCAGACGGCGAACAGCATCTTCCAATTCACGAAGTGTATTGAAATCCGTTTCAACTTTATCGCGAGCAATCTCCAACTTAGGCATATCACCCTCAATTTTAGTCGGTAAATTGCGACCAAAACGAGGTGCACGGCTATTGAAGTCAACCACTGACGCCATTACTTTAGCACCAAATTGAGCCTCTACAGCTGACCATTTCAATGTAGGCTGGAATTGCAAAGGGAATGCAGCCTGATACTGAAGCGTTTCAAACGGATACGTCTCAACATAAGCTTGCGCATCTGCTCTGCGGAATTCCGGCACTAGTTCTTGTACATTTATCATTTATATGACTTTATGTTTTGTTTTAAATTCTGTTAATTACACCAAGGTGATACGCGGTAAGGCCTTAGCTAAATCAGCAGCAATAGTCTGCAATACCGATGGTAACGCTTTAATACGAGCAGTACCGCTAATTACTACACCATTTGCAAACGTATTGCCGCCGTCAGATACCTCTGAGGCTCGATGAGTCAAACCAATTGGCTTAATGGCCCCGTCAACAGCAGTCAACACCTTGCCTATTCCTGTTGCAGGATCTCGCCCCACCAAAGTACCCTCAGGTACATATCCATTTGGATAATCCGCTTTTTTAACATCGAGAATCAATCCTCCTGGAAGGGTATCAACAACGTTTTCAAAAACTACTTTTTGAAAGCCTTGGGTGCCCGTTCTTTTTACTCCAGTTAATCCCATTTAAAAAGATTTTTATGCGCCAGCTTTGGCTGCTGCCTCCACTTTGCGCTGTTCAACAATTTCTCTCATTGCAGGCGACACCTCGTCATCCTTCAATTTGCCACCACCAGCACCCCGAACAGGGGAATCAATTCCAAGACCAGCATCACTTGCAGCCTGAACTTCCTCAGCAACGTCTTGCTCCACTTCGGCCAGATAGTTAGCAAAGTCATCTTCACTATCTAATTTTAATCGGTCGAAATTTCGAAGTGTTTGCGCTTTGAATCGCTCAGGAGCGTCCTTCAATTTGGCTTCAAGTTGTTGGCGTCGTGATTGGGCTGTATTGCCGTTTTGAAGATTAACAACAGTTGTTGTTAAGGTTTCGATCACCTTATTTTGGCTTTCAACATGAGCCTTAAACCAAGCAGGCATTTCATCTCCAGAACCACCACCGCTTCCGCCTTCAGCCGCTGCTTTTTCCTCTGCTTCTTTTTTAGCTTTTTCAGCCTTTGCCGTTTCTGCTTCAGCGGCATTGTTGTCCGCATTACGCTTAGTATCGTCCAGCGCCGCCAATTCTTTGAAACTTAATACTTGATCTAGTTTGTCGATTTCACCGTCGATATCGTCCTCGTTAGTGATAATACCATCTAACTTGTCCGCTAGTCCGTTGATTCGAACATTTGAAAGATTGACACCCAATGCGGTTGCTTTCTCTTTCAATTTGGAAATGATTTTTGCTTTTAATGACATGTGTTTATGTTTAAAGGAGTCTAATCCGGAAAGCGATTCCGTGCTATCCTCGGTTAACTATTTTAAACACAAAATTAACCGTATGGATAAGTAGTTTTTAAAAGGTGATTTTGTAATTTGGGGGATTACAGAAAGATATATCTAGTTTTACTATTTTAGTAATACCGTACTAGACATATTATATGAATACAGAAATAATTGAATCAATAACACAATACATAGATAAAGTTAAATCAATAGATTTTGGTACTCACGCTTACAGTCATTACTTGTGGTTTAGAGCTGAAAATTCTAAGTATGAGGATACGTGCCTAACTCCTAACTTGTATAGGGAATATATACAGAATCCTAATGACGCTAGTGACTTTCACAAAAAAGATGCAAGCATTAGGGGTATTTTCAAAAATGAAGCGTATCAGTATCTAAAAGAATTTGATATTGTAAACAATGACCTTGGTACTACATTCATTATGCAGCATTATGGATCACATACGAGATTGTTAGATTGGACAGAAAATTCATTAATATCTTTATTTTTTGCAGTTGAGGATACAAACAGTAAAAACAATGCATTAATATGGATCTTAGACCCATTTATTTTAAATTCAGAAACAACAAAGATTGTTAATCACAACAATACTGAAGAACTTAAACTGTATGCATCAATTGATATCCAACAGGAGGTGTTTAACTATTTTGACATGGATATGCTGCATGCAAATGATGAAAAAATACAATACCCCATCGCTCTTAAGCCATTTTATATTGATGAACGCATGAAAAGGCAAAGCTCATGTTTCACACTTTTTGGATGTGAAATTAATGGCTTAACAAAACATCCATCTAAGGAAAACTTTCTCAAAAAAATAATAATTCCTTTTCAACATTTTAGACAAATTAAAAAAGACCTCTATAAACTTGGTTTCTCATATGATTCAGTGTATCCTGGTCTTGAAGGCATATCTAAAAAAATAGTGTATGCAATTAATGAGTCTCTTACTTAATGGGTATTTGAAGTAAAATTGCATGGTTACCGACATCAATGTCGGTAACCCTATGAATTTTTCATGTATCTAACTTTTAGGCAAGCCTTTAGTTACAGTATCTTCATCCTTAACTTGCTCAGCTTCCTCCTCCTGAATCTGCTTAAGTTCTTCCTCCGAGTTTTTGGTAAGGGGCGAATACTCAATAGCCGTTTTCTGGGAGATTACCTTTGCACCACCCGCAGCCTTTTGAAGTAAACCGACGGTTTCCGCATCGTCGTTAATCCGGTAAAGCGGAATATCAAAACCGATTGCCAGCGATTTAATAGCTGGGAGCAGACTTGTGTCTATAGCTCCACAAAAAGCAATCTGCAAATTAATATCTCGCTGGGTGCTCATTCCATACTCTCCGTCAATCTCATCGCGGGCGGCAAGGTGGGCGTCCATAAAAACGCGATCGAAAGCAACGCCGCTAAGAGCACCAAGGCCTTTCAAATCTTCCATAGCCATCTGTGGCGTTTGTGTACATGTGAAAACATAGTTCATAAGGGTGTCAAGCTCCATTTTGATCGCATCTGTTGCCTGGTCCCAAGTCACATACTTAGCGTCAGCTTTATCGCCGGTAATCTGAAGTGATTTACCTTGTTCTCCTTTTTCCAGCATTTTAGCACCAACATTTCCGAACATAGCAAACACCGGTGACGCGTGATAGTCGTTCGTGTCTCCCGCATTGGAGATCAAAGTTTCAATCCTCGCAATAGCGGATTGCACGGAAGCCCAGGGGGGCAAAGGCTTTGAATAGTACGTTACGGGAATCTTTCCATAAGAATGCGTTATTACAGAATCAACAATCCAACCGTTGTTGCTAGGTGTGGAAATGATTGTTTCGCCGGCTCTTGACTTGCGGAACTTATAGATATTTGTAGCCGAGTAGATATCAAATCGCTGGTCTTTATCGGTAGTTAGACCGGTAAAATCAGGATCCGAAACAATATCATTAAAGCTGCGTGAAGCTTGATAAATACGGCCAAAATAGATCATCTTGCCGTAATCGTCGAACACTGGCAAAAGGGTGTCTCCCAAATCTGGAGATAACACCTTACAACGCATTTTAAACTTTGCTTTTGGCGCGATGTCTCCCCAGTAGCCCGTTTCAACAGGTTCCGAAAACCAAAGCTTTGCAACCTGCAATTCACTAAGCATACGCCGAGCCACTTCCTTTTCTATGAAAGAAATCTTGTTATCATCACGGATTTTCTTCACCATCTGGTAAAGTCTATTCTCCTGATCATTTTGTGGATTAGCTTCTAATTGGATTTTAGATACATTCATAAACGACACACGACGCTTAACGATAAGCTCTTGTAAAGGCACTCCGATCCGGTTTACCTCGATACGCTTGGTATCATAAATCTTTTTGTTAGCCTTATCTAGAATTGGATTGCCCTCAGAGTCTTTTCTTAAACTTCGAACCTTCTTTTTAGGTCTATACCCTTCACCCTCATTAAATACATCGTGCTGCGTAACATCGTACTCCTGTTTTGCTGTTGCATAGGTAGGTGCCACAGTAGCCCCAACCGCTTCAACAATAGCTGGCAGTGCTGGAGTTGGCAGCTGCACTTCTTTCTTTGTTTCGTCTTTTTCTTTTACCATTAGTTTTTTGTTTAGCGGTTAGGGGGTTAGAATAAATCAAAAATTGAATCGTCGATTTCTTCTTGTACAGAAACTAAATCGAAGTATTTTCTCATTAAAATCAAATCTCGCCAATCCGGCGATCTACCTATTTGCTTTTTAACCTCTTCTTTTGGAAGGATCCTAAGTTTTCTTTCGTCATCAACTTTATAGGTTTTTAGCCAAGAGAACTCCTCGTTAATCTCCTGTTTATCAGATTCCGACTCTATACACTTAAGGAAAATGTTGTGCCCTGAAATATCATCAGCAAGCAAATAGGCACATTGTGTTTGTAGATTTTGGTAATTCTCTTTGTCTGGTGGCAACTCACCTCTACTATCTCCGTACATCCTAGTTTCATTCTCCCGGGCTTCATCTGTTACGATAGGTTTGGCATTATTAACGAACCCTAGAATACCACATAAATCGACTACACCACCACCTACGCCATCCTCATCAGCAATACATTGGTGCGCAGGGATGCCATACTTTGAGCGCATTGCATTAATGCATGCTTGAATATCCGTTGTTGATGATTTATCAAATGAATGATGCTCCATAAGAATCCATCCCCACCAAACACCTATCCTAGCCTTATCAGAACCAAATCGAGCAACATCGGCAGTTATGTACCATTTTGGTTTTACAGTTAAATTGTTGTATCGGTCCCACAAATGAATATTTGAGAACATAGCAAGCAAATCATCGTACTTACACATTGCATTTGGATCATCATCATACTCCCAATTGCCGTTTAAAAGACGTTCTTTCTTCGCTTTATCCTTAGTCCGTCGTAACCTTTCAACATAACCGTTATCGATGTGCGGATTGTCCTGAACAAAGGCCGCCAGGTACTTCATTAACTCTGGAAGCTTACCCTGCTTATTTGGAAGATAGAATGTTGTGTACATCCAGTTCTTCTTAGGGTTGCAGGTAATGAAAAGCTTACCGATAAGATTGTACTTTTCGTTATACTGACGGCCAATACGGGTTTTCAATACGTCATAGGCACCAAAATCAATCTCTCCACCTTCCTCTATCCATCCACCGGTATACTCTGTAGAACCAAATCTTTCATAAGCAGGGTCACGAGGTAAAAACTTAAGCTCTAACAAATCGATACGACTGCCATTTTTGAACTGGATAAAGTTCTTTTGTCCGTTGTACTTGAAGTCAATTCCGTTACGGATCCCATAAGCCGATGCGACTTTGAAAAAGGTTATTAGGGTTGATTCAGTGATACGCTTAAGCTCCTCACGGCCGATAAACCAACGTGTACCAGGGAAGTTAATGCATTGAAACATTAGCCAGCAGCAACCGGTCCATGATTTCGCGCCTCCTGCAGCACCACCATACAAAAACTCTTCCGTTACATTATCCGTTAGGATTTGAAGGGCTTGTTCCTGTTTTTCGTGCCTTCCCTTTGGCGTTTCGACAATAAAATCAAATATCCCTCGTTTGAAGGATATTCCTTGAAGATCTCTCACATCAAGGTTTGATAATATCAAGTCGACTTCATTCATTATTGCTTTTTAGCCAGCTTCATTAATTCGCGAATAGCGTCATCGCTTAGGTCGTTTGGATCAATTTTATTTTTATCATCAACCACCAAAGTATCAGTATACATTCCATTTACACGAGCAAGTTTATCAAGCATTCCATCAACAGGATAAAGTTCTACTTTGGGACCAAACTCTTTCATTTCAAAAGATTTGATTTTACCCGATTCTTTGTCAGATGCAAGCTTAACCAAGTCAAGACGGACCTCTTGAACAATTTCAAGTTCCATATCTTCAAAAATGGCATCAGGCTCACGCTCGAGACGAATCTCTAATCGCATTATTTCATCCTCTTGAGGCTCTAAACTTTCCAAGAATTTATCCATATCCTCTTCAATAAAACCTTTTCTCTCGGCAAATATATGCTGCCTTAAAAGAGATTCCTTCTTTCTGTCAATCAATTCTTGAAGAGGTTTTTTTACAGTTTTAGGCCGTTCAATTTCTATAACTTTGAAATAGTCATTAATATTGGATCCAGCAATGTCAGTCATCAACTTCATGACCTGATCAGCATTCATTCGTGAGTCCTTGAGTCGCGCGTCTATAAGCGCTTTTATCTCAGGTTTTTTCAATAATTCACTACCAATTGAATAAGCTGTCTTTTCGCTGTAACCTGCTTGAATAGCCGCTTTGGTGGCGTTAAAATGCATTAGGTAATAATCGATAAACAACTGTTGCTTAACGGTTAACCTCTTAGTTTGCTCCTCACTCATCCTTCACCTCCTTTACAAATCCATCAACTAGATGTTTAAACACCCTATCAACCTGATAAACCTCACGAGCCACCTTGATGCGATAAGATGCGCTCTGCTGGTTCACTCCAAGACTATTTTTGATAGCCAGGCATACGCCGTTTTCAACTTTCTCACTCAAAAGAATCGACTTTGGCGAGAACAGAAGTAGCACGCAAGCGGTAAACTGAATCTCCGAATTATGCTTTTTCTGACTAGGCTGAATCTTGTCGAATAGAGTTTTCAGTGCGGAATCGTCCATCTTTTGAGCCGTCAATTCCGCCCGATAATCCGCAAAGGGAACCTCGGGATTACGTTGCTGGGCCAATTTTAAAATGAATTTTTCCATGAAAGCAAAGCTATAAACAAAATTCAACTTAACCAAACGATTAAGTTTTAATTCAAAAAAGAACATCATTTGACATGTCATTTATCTTTGATAAAATTAATTTTGTTGTTAACTTTTCTTTCAATAAAATCCTCAATCGCAAATATTGATTTTCCAATTTTCAAGGCTCTAATGCCGATATTAATACCATACTTAGCAAAAAGATTATCAAATTGCTTCAGTGCCATTTTCTGAAATATTTCAGCTTTTGTTTGAGTTCTTGGCTCTATAGCTTCCGGTGAAAATGGTTTTTTGTCTCCTACAGCTTTTTTGATAGCGTCAATAACTAATGGATGATATCCATTTCCTATTGGATTATTTTTTACAATCTCCCTGTCTTGTTGAAGTCTAATTTGTTCAAATTCAGTCATTCGATCTTGATTGTAAACTTCCATCTTCTCTAATATCAACTGGCCATCCATCCTATCGTAAAAACTACCAAAATGACCCAACTTCATTTTATCAAAAAAAAGCTTAAGATCAGCTAAATTGAAATGTGGAAAATACTGAAGCGTGTACAATGCTGTTTGAGATACTTGTGAAGCGTTCATAATCTTTCCTACATTCAGAAACTCTACAAGATCAGTTATAAATTCAGCTACTACCATAGTAGCAATTTCAGGATCTTCTTTTCTAATTTTAGCAATTGACGGTAAATTACTTCGGATCACCTGTTGTATACTTCGATAGTCGTTCGGCAATAGCTTGCTGATTAGCGATCCTGAACTCACGAACTTCGTCAATTCTTTCTTGTCTTGATTGACTGCTGAAATTTGATTTTGCTTTTCCATTAAAATTTTTGTTTTCATTTTTTGACCAAGTAATTAATCTTCGCGATACGTCAAACACCTTTTCCATTTCAAATCGCATTTTTTTTCCGTCAGAATTTTTTTCTGTCCAATACCTCCAAAAGTCATTGAGCGTATCACTAGAATAATTTTCTTTGAATGGTTCAATTTTTAAACGAAATATTTCCAATCTAGATTCAATACTATTTTTTGTTTGCGTGGACGAAAATTCATTTTCGGCACTAACAAACTGTATAGATTCTTCTTTACATTCTTCTTCATTCTTTTCATTCTTAAGATTCTTTTCATTCTTGTTTGGTGTCGAACGCGTTTCATTTGCGTTTCCTTCCTGTTTCAAGTCTGTTTCATTTGCGTTTCCTTCCTGTTTCAAGTCCGTTTCATTTGCGTTTCTTGCATCTTGATAATCATCATAATTACAAACAGTTAAGCGTGTCGTCTTTAAAACATTTTCAGTTTTAATCATGCCGTCATCCTCAAGAAGAATCAAGAATCTTCTAACAGCAGATTTGTTCCAATTCCAACGCTTACCCCAACTATCTAAAGACAGTAAACTCTGCCCTCTGTTACAAATAATCAATGAATTTCCTATTACAATTTTAGAAGAACTATGATTGACATTAACTAGAATATCAATCCAAGCCTCATACTTAGAAAACACCCTCTTTTCAGAAAAAAGCCAATGCCCTTGGATTTTCCTATGTAACTTAATCCATCCTTCCATATTTAATATTCAAGTTGCTATTCATCTGAATTTTGGTAAAAATCATAGTTTACTATAGTAATAATGCTGTTTTTAGTACTAGTTTCGATTGTTATTTCGTTTGTTGATTTTAGTTTTTTTAACGATGTACGTAGTTGTTGAACTGAAAGAGAAGTTTCGAGCGATAAAACGTTAATTCCAGTCAATAATTGACCTCTTTTTATCGTATTTCCTTGAAATTTATTATCCTTAAAATTAGCCCTAATAAGAAGATGTAGGAATAAAGAACGTGTGTTAAGGTCTTTATACCATTCCCATTCTAAAAGGCTTCTATGGAGCTTTATCCATCCTTGCGCACTAGACATTATTACCTCCTTTACCTTTTTTTTTACCGTGAGAATTTAACATCGCATTTAAAAAAATTAAAATATATACTACGATCATTAAAAAGGTTTAGATTTAATTGTTTTATATGATGTCTGTTTTGTTCGTGTAATACTATTGTTGTTTGAACCATTGATCTTTCAATATTTCTATTAATTTTTTTCATTGCTTCTATCTCTATTTCTATATTTAACTTGCTTCTGATAGCTGTATCAATATGAGACTGATCTAAAGTGTCTCCTACAATTACTACATTAGAAGCTAATACACATCTAGGTTCAGTAAGCATACTTGTAATGATGGCAGAGGAATCTTCGTTCCTAATAATTTTTGGATTTTCTACATTTTCACCAGTAAATATGTGCAAACCGCCTTTTAAGATTTCATTAATTATTATTTCTCTATACATGATTATTAAGTTTTTTGATTAAAAAAGCCCTTGGCAGGAATCCCCAGCATCTCACAACCGGTTCATCCTATCAAGGGCTAAAATGTCTTTATACATTGCATGTATGTGAGATGATGCAATTAAGTAATTCAAAGCTAAACTAAATTCACAATTTAACCAAATGGTTATGTTTGTTATTTTAACAAATATGTTTTTGCCGTGTAAATCGCATCGCTAATACTCGAAAACACCTCTTTGCTAATTTTCCTTGATAAAGTCTTTAACAAAAGCTCAACCTCCCCTACAATATCAATCATTTTGTCCTGGATAGCTTCATTATCGACCAGCTCAATAAGGTCGTACAAAGCATCGATTTGCCTCCCTATAATGGAAATAAACATTGATACTTCAAATCCATACTCGGCATCATAAATACTCGCTTTAGCAAAAACATGACGTAGGTCTTCCCGGATAACTTCAACCTCGTTGATGTTACCAAAATTACTTGCAGTATGAACCATGGTTACGCTGCTTTAGAAAGTTGAGATTTTTTAAGGAAAAAAATAACAGTTTGTAGTTCGCAGATAGTATCGAAAACCTCTGCGTTATACTCTTCCGCTACTAAGTAATCAGGAAGCTCGCAAAGCGTCTCTATGACCGCTTTTAGTGATTTGATGGATTGTTCTAGCTCTTCAATTTTTGAAGCAATAGAGGGCGCCTGGATTGGCTTAATTGGGGTTGTTGTTATGTTTCGCATTTTATACAACTTATCGGCAACAAAAAGCCCTGCCGTGTGGGTCGCGAAACATAACAAAGCAAGTAGAAACTACTTAGAATTGTAACCACATCAACAGGGTTGATCTTATAGTTCAATACCTTGGTATTGATAAATATTTTTTTGTAAGTCTATTTTGGAAAGCTTCTTACACGCTTTGTTATGTTCGCTAATCCAAAGTTGATAAATATTTTTGAAATATGCAAGATATTATAAATATTAATCTCTAATTTTAATATCAGTAAATGTTTCTGTGATCTTATCAAATTTACCTAGCGCTTCACGTTCAACCACTAAACCTAGCCCATTCTTAGCTTTAAAACGCATTACTAATGCAATGTATCCACTATTTTTATTCATATACTTAGTTTCAATATACTCAAAACCATCGGGCTCTTGCAATTGATTCTTCACAAGCTTAGCAAAATCACTTCCTCTACCCGTAAATCTATTTAGAAATTGATCAGCAGGAGCACTCATTTTCGGATTAGGATTTAAAATGGGGTTTTCATGCAATTTATATCTTGTAAATGCTAAGCTACCATACTCTTTCATTTCTTGAGCCTCTAACTTATCCATAGATTTTTCATACATATGCTCAACTGAATCCAATTTATCTGACAATTTGTATTTTTTGTAAAAATCTTCTGCTCTAGATTGCACATCGAGAAATTGATTATCCTTAAAATCTCTTTTAATAACATTAAACAGCCGTAATTCATCTGAATTATCATTTATAGTTTGTTCCTTATTAGCAATAGATTCAGATTTAAGCGAAATATTATCTTCTGTATTTTCATATTCACTTATACCTTTTGACTTTTTCTCAACACAACCAACAAGACATGAACAAGCCATCAATAAAATCAATTTTTTTTTCATTCCTATACTTGAAATTAAAATTGCCCTAAGATAAGGCAAATACTAACTAAGTCTTAAACAATAATTTTAATAAATATAAAATATTCTATATTTTCAAGATTGATTAATTTATTTCTTATGGACAATAAATATATAGACGGTATAAAAACTACGGGGTTTATCTTAGAAAATGAAATTATACAAATACTAAAAAAAGAAAAGTGGAATATAATAAACAGTAAATACTATGAAGATGATATTGCTGATGCACCTAGAGAGATGGATATTCTAGGGTATAAAGTTGAGAAGGAAAAAGAGATTTTAGTTTATACCGTACTTCTTATTAGCTGCAAAAAAAGTGAAAATAATATTTGGGGATTAATTTCTAGACCAGGAAAAACTAGTGATCCAAATCATAACTATTGGCCAAACACAATTTGGTCCAATCATAAACCTATTCTCTATCAAAAAGGACAAAAAAATTTTAATGAAAACTACTATAAGTTTCATGAAGACCAAAAAACACATAACTTAATGAAACTACCCGATTTAGAAGTATTTGCGTTCCAAGAATTAAATAAAACTACAGGAAAACCGCAAAATGACAAAGCTATTTTTTCTTCAATTCAATCTCTAATGAAAGCCCAATCTTATGAAATGGGACTACTTGCGGGGCGAAAAAAAGAAAAATGTGTTTATCAATTCAATCTAATCTCAATTGTAGACTCTGATTTGATTAATTTCAATATTGAATCTAATAGTAAAATAACACAAAACTCAATTCAGACGGAACAATTTCTTTCGAGATATATTATTAAGAGAGAAGAACAGTTCTTTAGAATCCGTTTTGTTAAATCTGACTATTTTGAAGAAATAATTAAAGAATACAATAGATTGCATCTATCAAATATAAAGTTTTACAAAGAGCAGATATCTTTTTTTTATAAAGACGTTTTATATTCTTATGATAAAAAACAAATGATATATGAAGATTTTTTTTTCGAAATTTCGGAATACATTAATAAGGCAAGTAAATATAAATTAAATGAAGAAAATAAAATCCAATATCCATATTTAGCGAAATATAAAAGAACACTAGAAATAGGCATGACTGAAGATAAAAATATTAACAAGTTATTAAATGAAAACCAAATACTATTGACAAAAACCAAAGAGGCATTGAAAAAGCACTTTAATTATTCTGGAAATTTTATCTTTCATAGTGATGATTCACTTCCGTTCTAAATTTAGAACGGAAGTAAATCAAAGTTTTCAAGAGTCAGCCCTGCAGTAGCAATGCTGACAGTTTTTAAAGTTGCGTCCTCAATACGTTGTTTAAAAACCTTAGCGTCCGAGTTCCTATCGGACAAGTGGATAAGCACGATATTATTAACTGCCCGTAAATCGTTTGCTTTAAGTGTTTCAATACATGTTTCAATACTCATGTGGGATTGAATTACGCGGTTACGTAGAAACCTGTTTCCAGAAAGCTTTTCATCGATAATGTCTTGGCTATAGTTCGCCTCGATTAAGATGTTGTTTAAGCCACAGAATGAAAAATCGCAGTAAATAGTATCGGTTAAGAAAAGCGTGGTTCCCATTTCCTCATGCTTAATAAGGAAGCCGCAAGGTTCATTTACGTCGTGATGCGTATCAAAAGCTATTACAGAGAATGGACCTAGATTGAAAGCTTTACCTTTTGGTATCGCGATTAAACGATGGCTTTCGAACTTCAATCCTTTGATCGTTCCCACTGTCGCATAGACGTCAATCCCTGCTTTTACAGCATCCTTTGCGCCTTTGCAGTGGTCACCGTGCTCATGTGTAACCAAACTTCCTACTACCCTGCTTAAATCAAAATTCAAGGCTTGTTTAATCTTTTCGAAACGCACCCCACACTCGACAATAAGAGTGTTTCCCTCATTGTCGGTGAAAAGGTAGCAGTTACCATCACTATTGCTGTTGATGATGTGTAGACGCATTAGAAACTCATCTCAACTTGGTCGTCACTTGGATTGCTGTTCGGTTGGATCGCGCTTGGCGCTGGAATATCAACAGCCGGTTGAACTGGCGGCACTGTAGCTTTTACAGATGCTGGATTCAGTTCTTTGGTTTCAACAACTTCTGCATCCTCGAAAGATAATGCTTGCTTATTGGCATTCTTTTTAATTTCAGTCTGAACCTTACTTGCAGTTTCATCGAATGGCTTATCGTCATCCTTGTCAAACAAAATGCTATCATCTGACCCACGAATAAGCAACTTACACCCGCGGTTAATAACTGTTTTAATCGCCATTTGGTCAGTAAAGTTCTTATGAGCAACGCTGTTACCTTTAGATCCACCTTGCCCCCACGCCAATCTAATTTGTGTGATATTCATAATCTCAACATCCTTGGTGCCATCCGCTAACTCGTAGGCGAAATATGCCCCAACAACTTCACCGCCAATATTTTCCAAAGACTGCTTATGCTTTAGAATACGAGTACGGTAGGGAAATTCTAAATCAGTCTCAAATTCGAACTCATCACCTTTGAAAATTGCTCTTTGGTTATGACTAACTAACCCGCCATATCTTTTAGCTAGAACTAAGTTTCCGGTGTACTCTGGAGTAAATTCCAAAGTTTGCCCATAAGCAATAAAATCTCCTTGTTTTTTTAGAGGGGACAATCCCCATACCACCATTTTTAAAAGCGCATTAGCAATACTCTCTTTTGAGCACGATTGCAAAACGGGATTGCTATTCCGGTCCTTTGTTTCTTGAAGAATTAACATCGCGCTTTTTAAAGCATTTTCTGGACTGTAGTCTTTAGGAATTCGTAGCTCACCAGACTGTTGGAATGAGTTTACTTTTGCTAACACCGATGTAGTAATATTCTTTTCTTCTTGCTGGAGTGCTACTGCTGATTGTTGATTTGACATATTGATTTTTATTTTAAGTTTTTATAAATACACTGCTTTGGTTCATCCGCAACACGCGGCATTTTGATTTTGGCACACCACATTAAGACCGGATGTTCGCCCGGGTGCATGTATTTGCAACCCGAGCATGACACCGACGTGATTATTGGGTATGTCGTTGCTGGCTTTTTAGCCATTAGGCTCTTCTAAATTTGAATCCCTTTGTTTTACCAATTCGACCATTTAATACGCCAATGATAGAAGATGGATTTAGGTTAAATTCCCTTGCGGCCTCGTTGGAGCTCTCATGTCTAGATATTATTCGACCGCAATCGTCTATCCTGTAAATTGGTTTTGATCTAGGATTTGCAGCTCCGAACCTCCCATACATAGGATTTTTTTCACCTCTGAAATCAGAGTTTTTAACTCTACGTGATATTGCAGTTCCGTGGTTTATGTTATCTTTATGAGATATCCACTCAAGATTGGAAGCTGAATTATTTGACTTGTCCTCATCGATATGGTTAACTTCTAATTTCATATTACTATTTGGAATAAAATGTAATGCGACAAGACGATGTAAGCTAAACTGCTTTCTAACAGAATTTTTGCATAAGACAACAAAATGATATCCGTTTTTATACTTAGCGCATTTTAACATAGTGCTGACAAGTGATTTTTTCTTACCTCCTTTTTCTGTAACTACTCTTTCAATACTTTTAACATTACCCACATTACTCACTTGGTAATACCCTTCATATCCATTAATATCTGTCCAAACTTCCATACTACGCTACTCTTAGTTTTTCATCACCGGAAGACACAATTAAATTTATCACTTGAGAAGCTGTGTCTGGAATTACCGTAATAGACTCTCTATTATCTAACCAAATCGGAGCGATAACACCATAGTGTGCTGATAATGTTGAAATGATATCGATACCAACTAAGATTTTACCAGCAGTGTTAAGGTCTGAAAACGGCACGCCATTGTACGTTGTTTGGCAAGTCGGTTCCTCTCCGCCGTTAATTAGCGGTTTGAACAATTTGAATTTCGCGAACTTGAACATGCCGTTAACACGATTCTCCAATTCTTCGGACTTGGCTTTTTCGTATTTCTCAGCCGCGAACTCTTGTTTTTCAAGGGACGCAAGCTGTTGTGACATAGTTTTCTCCTGGTCCTTAAGCTCCTGAATACGCTTATCAGCCTTTGCAATAGTTTCAGACGTATTCAGTTTACGTTTTTCGGTATCTAAGTCAGCATTTACAGTTGCCTTTTTGATACGCAAATCACCGTAATCTACCGGAGTAGTCTCAAGTTGTTCTTGGAGCTCCGTGATTTTATTCATTTTAGTGACAATCGCATCGTCTTCCATTACGCGATCCTCGTAAGTCTTAACTACAACAGTTTTATTTTTTGCTAATTCAACTTTAGTTTGAACCTCCTCAAGTGATGCTTTCAGATTTTTCAGAGAGGTAATGATGGCCGATTTGGTAATCTCGAATTGCTCTTTAGCTTGCACGATATCCGACTTGCGCTTTTCAAGGTCCTTTTTCAAGCCTGCACCTTGAATATTTAAACCCTCAAGTTCTTTGCGTTTGATCTCATTGAACTTTGTTTGTAACTCGGCAATATTATGAGCCTCGTGTTCGCGACCACACTCCTTGCACACCTTATCATTTGGATTTAGTTCACGTCCATTTACAGAAATGAAAAGCGTTCTTAAACTCACTAAACGATCGTTGATATCCTGTTTATCGTGTTCAATTCGTGCAAGTTGATCGGCATGAGACTGCTCCAATTGCTTTAATTGATTTTCCTGCAAACGCAATTGGGAATCCAAATTGTTAAGCTTCGCCTTATCTTCATTCACACCCGAGTTAGCCGCATTTACATCCGAAGTATAAGCAGAACGATGCGCTGCTTCGATGTTTTGGATCTCCAATTTTAAATCATGGATATCTTTTTGGACAGCTTGAATACGAGAATTTTCCTTTTCGTTTGCCGCGTTTTTATCAACAATTGCCTGTTCCAATCCATCATATTCCGCTTGTAATTCTGCAATACGGGCATTTACTTCAGCTTCGTTTACCGGCTCCGGCTTGCCGCGCTCGGCCTCGTCAATTCGTCCGGGAATTTCAGCAAGCTGATCCTTAAGGTTTTTCTTATCCGAGGAAACCTTAGCCTTAAACTCTTTCAAGGTCTTTCCATCCAGTGCGTTCAGCAACTCCTGCAGCTCGGGATATTTCCCGGTAAGGAAGCTATCAGTAATTTCCCCAGCGAGCTCCGACAACACCGAGCGCTGGTCCTGCCATTTCTGAGAGTTGAAATAAAGCGGATTTGTTATAAGCTTGAATACATTCTCCGGAAGTAAATCGTTCACCTTTGCTTGAAATTCACCCGCGTTTACCGGCACATCGTTCCAAAAGTATAAATGTTCGTTACCGGTAAACTCCGCAACCTCCTCGCCTCTTTTCTTGGTCCACTTTTCCTTTTGTATGTGGCGAATTGTTATGTCTTGGCCATCTACCTCGAGTACAGCGGAAACCTCATTTTCTGTACGGTCTCTCGTTGTTCCGCTAGGGTCTAAGGGTTTTACATTGAAATCTTTGCGATCGGTTGAATCCTTTCCGAATAACAACCAGGTGAAAGCATCGAAGATGGTTGTCTTTCCAGATGCATTGGCACCATAGATGTTCGTGATAAAATTGAAATCAACAGTAAAGTTCTTTACGCCTTTGAAGTTGATCATTGTTAGGGTTTTGATTAGGATATTCATTGTCTTATTATTTTAAAGTTTAATTATCGTGTTTTTGAAATTCTGGATTTAACTTGCCATGAATAAAAGCTCTGCCTTTTTGAGTCCAATAGGTTTGTATTGACACTTGCTGAACGCCACTACTATCAAGGAAAGTGTGCGTCTTTGTTTTAGTAAAACCTTTATCCTGGTACTGAGAGTAGAGAACGAAATGACCGTTTTGCTTATATTGAATTTTAAGGTCTTTCAGTTTATTATTTAAAGTGACTGCAGAAAAACCTAGTTCTTTGGCTATCGTGGTTGCAGTTATCAGATTATCCGTCAACAAAACTTCATCCACATATCTAACTTTTGGAGCTTGCGTTAATATGGTTTGATTGGCTCTATCAATTTCAAGCTGTTTTGCTTCATTTTCAGCCCGCATTGCCTTTAACTTAGTTGCCATCTCAATAATCATATCAGGATTATCAACAAGCTCAGAAATAGAATGAGTTGTAGTCATACCGACTTTTAGAAGTTCTTTAATTCGATCGTTGCACCATAGTTTGAAGTCTACTGATAACCATTGAGCATACTCCAATGCAACATCTTCATGCATCCAAGTCCCCTGCTGTTGTAATCCACCTTTTACAACGATTAGTAAAGAAGGATATACTCTCGCTAACTCACTGGTATTTAACGAAGTCGGAATTTTCCCCATCGGTTTATAACCTCTTGCAAAAGCTAATGCATGTAGAAATTCATGTGTTTCTTTGTTTTCAAACCAATGTTTTGGCTCTTTACCTTTAAATGGCTTAGCCATATTATTAGCATTAACGTACGCTATTCCTTGTTCATTTCTAAAAGTAACCTCGTTACCTTGATAAGAAAATAATTGCACTATATTATTCATGATAAAAGATTTATTAACTGTTCCAGCTTTTCTTCCGAGTCTAGGGGAAGCGGCACATACTGCCCTTGCGTTGTAATTTCTACGGTAGTAAGGTTTGTGATTTCAATTGTAACTCCACCCTTTTTTAACTTGTGGTCACAAATCACAATACCATCTTCTGACCATTCAAACCGCTCAAAACCGAGCGCTTTTAGTTTTTTTTCTGTTAGCATAACTACTTCTTAGTCTTTATTTCGGCACCCTTATTTTTAAAGTATTGGCTATTTATGTACTCAGCGACTGTTCTTGAAGCGGCTAAAGCTTGAATCTCCACACGATCAATTCGCCAACTTTTATAAGTGTCACCTCGAGGGGTAAGTAGTCCATCCTTTATCCATCCATCAACTACCCCCCTTCCATACATCCGGTATGCTTCAGACTTATTCAGATATGGTTTTACTGCACCAGTCTCAGTAAGGGCTTTAGTTGCCCCAAGCTCTGCGGCCTTTGTGAGCATATTCCGCAATTCGTAATCAAATACAGACATCATTTAGGCTCCTTTCTTATTTCAATGAATCCACCTTCTCTGTTGGTAATAGTTGGGAAACGATAGTTAGGTTCAACATCCTTCATCTTTCTTCCTGCAGTTTCAACTACTTGCTTTCTATGTGATAGATCGAACCGAAGAACTTCCCCTGGCTTCATCTTCAATATGTGACTAACGACTGTTGGGGATGGCTTTATCTTAATTATTTTCATTTATCACTCCTTTCTGCATTGCATAAATAGCGAGCTGTGTCGAGTTCTTCAATCCCGTTTTTGACCGAAGGTTTTGCATGTGTGTAGAGACAGTTTCAACGGATATAAATAATCGGTCGGCTATTTCCTTATAAGAGAGAGAACTGTGTTTTAGAACCTCTAACTCCATCTTAGTAAGCACTCCGTAATCCGCCTTAATAGAACAGCACAATTTCCCTTCAAACCGGCACTTCCCACGTAGACCACACTCAAAATATTCCTTGTGGGAAATCTTACCTTCTGAACTTATATCAGGCTCATCATCAATCCCTCCGAAACGACACACGATGTATCTATACAAGTGATCCTCTGGCAAGAGATTCTCCCATTCAGAAAGTGCCTTCAATGCCTCTGGATATTTCAACATATCTTCCTCAATTAGAGAAACTACCTTTTCCGGGAAATTCGGCCACTCATGGGTTTTCCTCGCATGTACACAATAGAGCTTTCCTTCGTTCTTAATGAACTCGGCCCCATCATCAATTAAACCGGCGATTATCTTTTTCATATATGGTACTCTGTTGGGATAAGGTTTATTAACTTATTTATTAACTTTGTTTGTTCGTATGGTACAAATGTAATTACTACAATTACATTGTGCAAGTTGTAATATTACAATAATTTGTATATGTCTGTATATCAGGGAGAAAAAATTAAAACCTATCTTTCTAAAAATGGTGTATCGGTAATCGAAGCAGCAAAAAAATTAGGTGTTGCTAGGAATACTGTTTACCAATACTTTAGGACGGACAATCTCACTCGAGAGGTTGTAACCAATATAGTTACAAAACTTAACACAACAGAGGAAGAGATATTTGGTTCATCTGACAATAAATCTCCTGTAAAAAGGATTAATCAAAATGCACGGGACTTGGGTGATGTTACTATCTACGAAGAGGACGGAGACAATAAGTTTACCGAAATATCGCCAGGTAGGTACAGAATGGGGGTTGATCTTGTGCCTGTATATGCACAAGCAGGTTATTTAACAGGATACGCAGACAAGGAATATATAGAAGAGTTGCCTAAACATTATATTACTGTAGATAGATTTGTAAGGGGTAAGTATATGGCTTTCGAAATTTCGGGAGACAGCATGGATAATGGAGATATTAAGGAAGCGATGCCTCACGGCACAATTGCAACTGGTAGGGAAGTTAAAAGAGAGTTATGGTCCAGCAAGCTCCACAATCACCAGTGGCCTAATTGGATTTTGGTGCATAAAACAGAAGGCATTGTCGCCAAACAAATTACTAAGCAATGCTTAGAGACAGGAACTTTAACTTTACGATCGTTAAACCCAGACAAGGACCGATACCCGGACTTTGATATCCAAATTGATGATTTGGTTCAGATTTTTAATGTCGTTAAACGGGAGTTGCAATAGACATGGGCAAAGTCTGGAAAACTTCTCCGTTGGAAATAAAGGTAATGACTATTGTGAAAAAGTATTTGGAAGCAGAGCTTGGGCAATATGAGGGGATAATTGATGGAGGAATACACTTTAAGTATAAGCCTACTAAGATAAGGCTTAAGGTTATAGAACTCAATTCTATGAATTATAATCAGTCAACTTCCTTATCTACAATCGACGATTATTTGCTAAATATTAACTATCAGGATGAAAATCGTGACCTAGTCGAAGAAGTAACTGAACACATTTATAAAATCTTACACCTATCTGTAATTAGGAATATATACTTTGAATCTGACACTAAGCAAATTTTTAAAATATCACCTTACTTATGGCTAGGTAACAATATGTTTCAATTAACAAACAACACTATTTATAAAAAGAAAAAACACTATGACCGAACTGACTATTGAAAAAGACTTAAACCCGTTTAAGCCACAAGTTGGAAAAAGATTTAAGTAAAATCCTATTTTTTTACTATTGTCACCGGTATTTAGTTGATCTAACTTTGAAAAAAAAATAAGATATGAGCCAAGAAATTGAAGAAATTGAGAAAAAGCAAATAGGATTACGGTTTCGTGAATTTAGAAAATCGAATGGTATTCTTCAAACAGATCTTGAAGAAGGAGTGCCTACCACATTTGTCCAGATTTCCCGAATTGAAAACGGTCACAGGTACCCTAGCGTTGAAATCTTAATATACATGGCAAAAACACACAACATGGATATTAATTACATCCTTACCGGACAACGCCATGTAAAAGGAAATGCAAAATAGCACTTCCTTTTTTAGCTAAGGCTTACCTAAGCAAACTTAGCACCCCCTCCTGGACGTCATCAATAATTGACCAGTCCTTTGCGATATAGATATCCGTTATTGTACTTGAAGAGTGATTTAATGCAGCAGCTACATCATCTTTGCTAAATCGACATTCGTTTCGTGCCAAAGTAGCAAATGAATGCCTAGCAGAATAAAAGGTTAAATTTTCAATTTGCAGCAACTTTCCCATTTCGTTAAAAGAATCACTCAACCTGTTATTCAAGGACTTCACAGACTTATATCGCCTTTGTAAATATCCGGCATATCTTACAATTAAGTCTCTAGCTTCATTGGGAATCTTAATAGATATAAAAGCTTCATCTGAACGCCTACCTGAGGTCTTACTCCTATTGTAGTTTAATCTATCTATATTCGAACTCGTTAAATTGTGCATCAAATCCACCGAATTGATGCCGCAAAGGTAGAATGATAGCATAAATAGATCTCTTGATATTACATCGGTCTCCACTGTAAGCTCCAAATCTCGTATTGACTTTAACTGATCGATAGATAAATTCTTATTTATTGACTTCTTGGGTACGACTCTAATAAATTTTCTGAAAGGATCATTGGGAATTCTAATTTCTCCACTGTCTTCATCATTATACCGATCACGCATAAGATTGAATATCTTTTGTACATCCCCAATAATATTAACGATAGTTCTGTTAGACCTCCCTCCTCTACCTACCGTATCCTTCCTCAATGGTTTTTTAAGAAAATCCTGAAAGTCAGTTAAAAACTTCGTTTTAATATCAAGTGGAGATAATTCTGAATTTCCCACAAATTCTTGTAACCTAGCTATCGATGATCGCCGTCTAATAATTGTACTCAAGCTCCCCTTGTATTTGGCACAGTAATCTTCAAAAAATGAGAAAACTTCCATTACTTCGCCATTCTGCGTTAATATCTTTCTTATCTGTTCTGCACTCATGCTGTCAGCTCGAATACCCAGTAAATTCAAAGACTCACGTAAACGATTCAGCTCCACACTTAGATACTTGTCAATAAATACCTTTTTTAATCGTAACTTTGTATCCAGATCTTCTCTCTTTGCAACAATTGAGGTATCAACGTAAACGGACTTTCCTTTTTGTGAAATTCTAATTTTAACATTCCATAGTCCGTTTTGCTTTTTATGATGCTTTAAAATTGTCGCTGAAATTGAAGCCAT